ACGTCGACACTTTCATGAAGGCCAAGGCAATGGTTGACCAGCTCGTTGCCGCTGCGCGTGAAATCAAACCGCGCGGAGCAGTCAAAAAAGCCACTTATCAACGCCTGCAGGACGCACTCGCCAATTTCAGGGAAGGGGGTGCAGCGTGAGTACGCATACACCGGCACCTTGGGTCACTGACCCTGTGGATGGCGTATTCAGTAAGCGAGGCAATTGGATGATAGCGCAAATGGCGTCTGGATTGCCCAACAATGCGGATGCGGCAAACGCGGCCCGTATTGTCGCCTGCGTGAACTACTGCGAAGGCGCAACCAACCAGGAACTCGAGCACAGCTCCTACGAAAAAACCAAAGCAAACCTGATGAGTGCATACAGCCTTATCGGCCAGTACCGTGCACAGCGTGACGCACTGGTGAAAGCCGCGCTAAAGGCTCAAAACGCATTGAAGCTCACGGCAATGATTGACAGGACCAGTACGAGTGATGATGCCGCAAATGCGCTGACAGAGGCCTTATCCACAGTCAAGCGCCACAACCACGAACCCGACCCGATGATGCAGCAGCGTGACGAGCTGCTCGCAGCCATCGGAAAACTCAAACCCGGATACAGCGCCGAGGAGTTCGCAGAGCTCGCAGCCGTGTATCAGAAGGTGAAAGGGGGTGCGCTGTGAAGGTACCAACACTAAGCCGCTGGCAATGGCTGTACCTGCAGCTCATTGTCATGATGTGCGTCATGATGGCCGTGTCATTCCTGCCCGAGCATTTTCACGAGTTCTTTGGCGATTGGAAGTGCGCAGGCTCAGGAGATTTCATTGAAAAGCATTGGAGATACGAACGCTGCAATTATGCTGACAGGAACTACCACCTACCAACTTGGCACTGGGGGTGGAGGCACTGGCTACTCACTCTGTTCGGCGTAGTGTTCTGCATTGTCAATGTAGCGCGCCTCATCGCGTTTTGGGAAAGGAGGCCAAACGTATGATGGCCTTCCTCGTAACCCTATCCATGTGGGTGCAAGGTATGCCCATCAAGTGCGATAAGGTGACCCGCGACAAAGATGGCTTCTACCACCTGCGCTACATCGACCGCAAAACCAAAGACACCTTCGACATCCTATCTGACCAACTAATCTACCGCATCGACGGGTGCGGCTTATAACTTAAAATCATGAAAGACCAAAAAATACAATCAACAACACAGTACACCCTGTTCGGCACCATAGGATCGAACCGCGAGGTGGACAAAAAACACGTCAAGCGCCTGGCCGCTGCTATCTCGGAAAATAACCTGCTGCACCTGAATCCGATCATCGTGAATTCAGATATGCAAATCATTGACGGGCAGCACCGCCTGCAGGCGGCAAAAATCCTGAACGTCCCTATTTATTTCGTGACTGACAACGGCGTGAACAAAAGCCACATCGCTGCCCTGAATACCAACCAAAAGAACTGGGCGACCATGGACTATGTGAATTACTGGCAGCGCGAAAAGCGCCCAGGATTCCGCGAGCTCGCCAAATTCATCAACAAGTCAGGGCTGCCCGTATCAGCAGCAGTGAGCCTGCTCGCCTTCGACCCTGCTGGCGCACTCAAGTCCATGCGTGAGGGCCGCGTCGATACCGACAACATCGAGATGGCCAACGAAATCATCGATTTCATGCACAGTGTTGCGGACCGTTACGGATACGAGTGGTTCATCTGCGGGGGTGTGGCCAAGTCGCTGCGCCGTATGTGGGAGCACCCAGAATTCGACAGCGATAAGCTGTGGCTTAAAATTGGCACCCAGCCGCGCGCCGTTGTGCTGTGCACCAGCGATAAGAAGTACCTCGAGATGTTCGCTGAGATTTACAACTACAAAGCGCAGTACCGCATCGACTTTTTTAGCCGCAGAAAGGAGGACCGCGGTGAGTAAAACATTCATGTCCGTTGCCGAATACGCCAAGAGCATCGGCAAGTGCAGACAGACGGTCCTTTACCGGATCAAACACAACAAACTACCAAAAGGTTACACAGCGCAGAAAATTGGCAAGGCGTACATCATCACCAAAGGCTCCTGACGGGGCCTTTGGTTTTTTTCACTGTTTCCTGTTTTGCAGTCTCAAAATTGTTTCATAGCTTGCCACTCATGCAAGACCTCTCACTCCTATGGACAGTTATTGTCACGATAGTAGGTGCCATCATCGGCGGAATCATTCGTTTTTTCACATACAAAGCCGATCAGGAAAAAGAGCTGTCACAGCTCAAACTTGAAAACGCGGTCATGAAAGAAAAGCTCAGCAGCCTTGAATACGTGACCGACCACCTCACCCGAGCTGGCGAGGATATGAAAAAGGAATTCGGCAGCCTCAACAACGTGATGACGCAAATCCTGACCGAACTGAAACACGTGGCCAAAGAAGTCCAAGAACTAAAAGCCAAGCCATGAAAAACTGGATATCCAGCTCATTCGAGTACAACGGCAAAGCGAGCTCGCGTAAATTGTCCGCCTTCTGGATGATACTGCTCACCACTTACATGGAGTTTCGGTTCGGTTCCGAGGCTACCGTCATAGAGCTTGTGAGCATCAACCTGCTGGCCGTGCTCGTGCTGCTGGGCATTGTCACCATTCACGACATTGCAGCACTCAAAAACGGCTCCAAGGAGCCACCACAGCCCCCAAAATCATGAGAATATTATTCGCCCTTATCCTTGCCCTGTTCGTGGCGAGCTGCGGCTCTCTGCGCGTGAATAGCGCGAAGCAGGTGCACACCGTCACCCAGTCCAAGGACAGCACCGGGCGCAAGGTGACCACCATTCGGGAGAAGGCCGACACGCTGGTGAAGGTGGCAGGCAGCACGGCCAAAGCCTCAAAGCCTGTTTCAAACCTGCAGGACGGCGACAGCCTGGTGCTCGAGACAGACGGGCAGCGCGTGGTTGTCACCGTTGACGACGGCGGCAACGTGCAAGCCGTGGGCACCATCAAGCCGCGTGAGATTCCCATCAGCATCGACAGGGAAATCAAACGCGAGGACGAGACGCACGTGCAAACCGACACCAAGGTGCACGACAATCAGGCTGTAATTGAGAAAAAGCGAGACACCACATACACGTGGCTGGCCGTTCCAATCGCGCTGCTGTTGCTGGCTTTGCTCGTTTTGCGCTTTGTATTGAAGCGCCTCGGATAAAAAAAACGAAAAAAATTTTGCGTTTTGTTTGTCGTTTGACAAAAAGGCTTTTATATTTGCCACATCAAATCAGTACACAACATGACAAAGACATTCAACGTAACAGTATCAAGCCAGCAGAGCCACATCAAACCAGCAAACTACCAAGACCAGACCCACAGCCAAGTTTTCGAAATTTGGGCAAGCTACAGCGACAACGAAGCGCCTGAGAACTTGTTCGATGGCAACTATCACGAGCTGAACAGCAGCTACAATATTTGTGTAGAAGCAGAAGACTAAACAGCCATAACTCCTGCCCGCCCGCTGAGCCCCTCCGCCAGCGGGCTGCGGCAGTGAGAAACAACACTATGAGCAAGACTAAACACACACCAGAGCCTTGGGCCGTTTACCCGAATGAGAAGCGGGTTTCTTTTGGACATCAGCATTCGCCACATAATTTCGTTTCAATAGGCTCGTGTTTCAGCAGGGTTACATACTTGCCAGAGGACGCAGCCAACGCTGCCCGCATCGTGGCCTGCGTGAACGCCTGCGCAGGAATCGATAACGAGGTACTGCTGGATGACGGCGTGCGCAAGATGCGCGAGGACCGCGACGAGCTTTTAAAGCAGCTAACCGAAACACAGCAGGACCTCGAGCTTGCCCAGGCATCAAATAAGCGCCTGCAGCAACAGCGTGCGGAATTCATAACCACGCTGCACAACCTACTCATAAGCGACTACAAAGACCCCGATGCGAGGGCCAAAGCAATCGAATTGCTCGACCTTCAAGCGAATTGGATAGGATAAAACCACTACCATAACCACAACAGTAATATGAACATCGAAACACTAAACAAAGCCAACGCGATTGCAAAAGAAATCGAACAAGATGAAAGACGCATCAATGAATTTGAAGAGTTTAAGACACAAACAGACAACATTGAACTCTACAAGCCAAAGCAGAGCTCAAGACATGGATTTATCTACTTGGACACCTGCAGGGATGAGTGGACCGCCTTCTGTGATGCCGTTATTTCTAAAAAGCAAGCTCGTTTATCAAAACTCAAAGCCCAATTAGAAAGTCTATGAACAAGCCATACCTAGACCAAATTCAACGCAGAGTACTGCGAGAAAAGCCAAATACCTACTATGCAGAAAGACTGCGATTCACCCTCGCAACAGCAAGGTTTAAAAGAGAAATTGGTCGGGTTATTAAAAAAATCACAACACTATGAATAAGCACATCATCACCACCTACGCCTGCCTGCTAATCTGCATCTATTTCGGATACCAGGCACCACGCGCTGCCACAGGCGGCGGAACAGCCCTACTGTACGCTATCTCTTGCGCTTTCCTGATTGTCTGCATGATTTGCGCGGTCAAATACGAAGCCGCGCAGCTATTCAAAAACAAGGTGCCGCGCAGCACCAAATTCAAACCGTTCAACTCGAACGACCCAGCGACCCACCCAAAGCAAGACGGCGTGTATGCCATCCGCTACATCGACAACGGTCAAATCACCACCGCGGTGAGCTACTGGACCGAGGGTGCGTTTCTGAAACTCAAACGAATCCAAGTTGACGGCTGGGCAGGCCCTTATCAATCACCCGACGACGTTTGCGCATGACACAACTCACACTATTCAACCCACCATCCAAGCCAGAGCCACGATACCCGTGGCTCTCGGTTTTTCCTGACTTCATGCCCCGTGTTGGTGACATGTGCCAAATGCACGCGGTTATCCTCGAGGGGCAAGGTTACTGCTCAGGTGATCCTGTCCGCATTCTCTCAATAGAAGGCGACAGCGTGCGCTGCGTAGTTGAGAACCAACGCGACCCCGATTTCTGGAAAAACGGCACCGAGTACAACTGCTCACTGTCTGATTTATGGCCCAACGTTCACCACAGGAGTAATGGCAAAGAAAACTGATTTCCCGTCCGAATTACGCCATTTCGCTGGCGTTATAAACACTTTTCGCGGTCATCACTATGACTACGACATTTTCCGCGACTTCGTTGACTACGTGGTCGCATGCTTGCTTTGGAACGGCGACCCAAAGCTCGCGGATGAGCTCAAGAACCGATACCGTGACGACTACCCCCGATTCAATGACCTGTTTGTTGCCCTGGTGCAGACCATGGCGGATCAGACCATTGACGCACGATGGTACGACGCACTCGGCACACTCTATGAGGTAATTGCCTCGCGCAACAAATGCAGCTGGATGGGCCAGTTTTTCACACCCTCATCCCTATGCGATTTGATGGCCCAAATGCAGGCTGGTGACGTGTCCGACGACGCCAGAACAGCCAACGACCCTGCGTGCGGCTCAGGGCGCACACTGCTTGCCCTGAACGCCATCCGTCCGGGCCTGTATTACGTAGCGCAGGACCTTGACCCGATTTGCACAAAAATGGCCGCCATCAATATGGCTTTCCATGGCATCAAAGGCCAAGCTGTGAACGGCAACAGCCTGCAGCCCGATGAGTTCGTTTTCGGCTATGAGGTGAACCCGCGACTGTACACCATAGGCGGATTGCCTCACCTAGTGCCCATCACGCGCGAAACGTCATACGTGCACAATCTATGGGAGAAACGCCTTGAGCAACCCAGCACCCCCGAACCACCGAAAACGGAAAAACCTGCCCAAAATCTCGCTGGACTGCCCGCAACTCAGCTGAGTGTTTTCTGACCGAACTCCGCAGCGTTGACATTCCGAAAGGCCCCGAAAGGGGCTTTTTTTGTTACACTGTATACGGTTTGTTGACACTATTGTTACACCTAGGTTATTGAAAACCAACATTGTAACGGCTGTAACAGAAAAAACGCTGCGAGAGAAAGCAATCACACATGTATGCGTATGCACATGCACACGCACGCACACACGCACATACGTATGTATTATTATTATTATATTTTGTTACATATTTTATTATTATTAAGAGAATCAACGACTTAGGTTTAACACACCGTCAACAAAATGCCGAAAACCGTCAACAAAACACCCAAAAACCGTAAACAAAATGGTGAATTCCGTCAACAAAATGAAATTCACGCTTTCATGGTCGCGATGAATCGGTTTTTTGCATAGCTTGCCACTATGATCGTCATCGAAGTGAACAAGACCATAGACCAGCTGCGCGACGCATTCAAAGAATTCCGTTCGCCGCAGGTTGCTGATGCCATGTCCAAGGCCCTGAACTCAGCTATGCTGAAAGCACGGAAAGCTGGTGCCGAGGAAATCAACAAGGTCTACAACCTTCGTGACCTCGTGGTCGCAACGTCCAAGATGCAAGGACGCAAAGCAACACCAGGCAATCTGACGGCCACACTCTACGCTGACCGCCTTGGCATCCAGCTCGCATATTTCGCACCTGCCCAAGCCATAGGGGAAAAGCGCCATATGTCCGTGGAAGTACGCAGAGGACAGCGTGAGACATTACGCAGCGCATTCTACGTGCACGCCAGAAAAGGGAAGGGCAACGAGATACAAAGCCTCTTTGCCCGTGGTGGCTACAAGGGCAGCAAATTCGAATTCCGTACCAAGCGCCTAGCGAAATACCCTCTGCCAGATACACCCATAGGGCTGCTGCGTACTACATCCCCACTATGCATGCTCAACGACAAGGCTGTGCGTGAGAGAATGGAAACTGTGGGCATGCAGCACTTTGAGGACGCACTACAGCGCCAGCTCCGCAAGCTCATCAAGGGCAGGGACACAAGGGGCTAAGGGGCAAGGGGGCAAGGCGGGGGGCACACCCCCCATCCCGGCGCGGGTCCTTCCCAGAGATCAATATTGCGGTGGCGGGCCAGCGCAGACAAAAACTAGTGGGTCCTTTGGCGTTTTGGGTCAGTTTTTGGCCCTTCTCAGGCCGTCTAAGGCAGCATCTTTGAAGGCCCGAGACCCCATGCGCAAAAATATTTTCGTTTCAACTACGGCGCTGTTTTTCCGAGGGTTCACTCAAAATCTCTGAAAGTTTTTTTGCTTTCTCGGTTTTTTCCCTGAAGTTTGCAAACCGAACCGCAAACCTAACCAGCATGGAAATGGCCAAACTCAAAATCGAATATCGCAAGAATGCGACCCTCATACCCTATGTCGGCAATGCCCGTGTGCACTCCGCCACTCAGGTGCTGCAGATTGCCAAGAGCATCCAAGAGTTTGGGTTTGTGAATCCTGTTCTGGTGGACGGGCACAACGTCATTGTTGCTGGCCATGGCCGTGTGATGGCTGCGATGCAGTTGGGCATGGATGAGGTGCCAGTCATTCAGTTGACGGGCCTCAGCCAGCGCCAGGTGCGTGCACTCATCCTTGCCGACAACAAGATTGCGAGTAACGCAGGCTGGGACATGGGCAAGTTGGCAGAGGAGATTGCCGCGCTTGCTGATGCTGAGATGCCTTTGGATGTGTTGGGATTCGATGAGCAGGAGCTCGATGCGCTGCTCAAGGATGACCTGAACATTCTGCCTGACGCTTGGACACCTCCACACGCGGGCACGTTCACGATTGCGCCTGAGCCTCCTCCTCCACCGCCACCGCTTCCACCCGTGGAACAGGGCGAGCTGCAGCAGGTAGCACCAACCGCGCCTGAGAGTTTCAGGCAGGTGGATGAGAATATTCACACGGATCACAAGTGCCCCAAGTGCGGCTACGAGTGGTCAGGAAAGCAGCAGTGAAACCCCCGTACCGTGTACCGAGCATGAAGGAAATAACCGAGACCCCGTGGAATGGATTCTGTGCTGTGAGCACATTCAGTGGCGCTGGTGGCAGCTGCACAGGCTACCGCATGGCAGGGTTTCGGGTTCTGTATGCCAACGAATTTATTGCCGAGGCGCAGCGCACGTACCGCAAAAACCACCCGAGTTCAGTCTTGGACCCGCGGGACATTCGCAAGGTAGGCGCTGAGGACATTCTGCGGGCTACGGGCAAGAGAGCAGGCGAGATTGACCTGTTCGATGGCTCGCCACCTTGCAGCTCGTTCAGCACTGCAGGCAGGCGTGAGAAACTATGGGGGCAAGAGAAGCGATACAGCGACACCACCCAGCGGACTGACGACCTGTTTTTCGAGTACATCCGATTGGTGCGCGAGCTGCAGCCGAGGACCTTCATTGCCGAGAACGTTAGTGGATTAGTGAAGGGCACGGCCAAGGGCTATTTCAAGCAAATCATTCGGATGATGAAGGACTGCGGCTACAACGTTGAGGCTCAGGTCCTCGATGCCCAGTGGCTTGGCGTACCGCAAACCCGCGAACGGGTGATCTTCTTTGGCGTGCGCAATGACCTGAACCGAGCTCCACAATTTCCGACACCCCTGCCCTACCGATACACCCTGCGTGATGCGCTGGAAGGTGTGCCCGATGGCCCCAAGAAGTTCGTCAAGGATGGGTTGCTCACGAAGTGGATGTACGAGCACACACCTGCTGGCAAGTCATTCCAATGGGCAAGCGAACACCATTTGAACAAACCAGGCGCTTGGCACAGCCATGTGCGCCTGAGCTGGGACAAACCCAGTTATACCGTTTTGCAAAGCAAGGCGCAGAGCTACCACCCTGACGAGTGCAGGCCGCTGACCATTCCCGAGGTCAAGCGCGTGTGTAGCTTTCCCGATGATTACATCCTGACCGGTAACTGGTCGCAGCAGTGGGAACGCTGCGGGCGTTCGGTACCGCCAGTGATGATGTTCCACATAGCCAAAGCCGTCGAGAGAACCCTGTCATGAAGATTCCGAACAACTGGACGTTTGAGAGCACCGAGCTGGCGCGCAACTTTGACCGCCACGTGCGGGAGCAGCTGCCTTGGTACGACATGGCAACAGGAGCAGTGACCCATATCGCGCGGCACTATGTTCCTGACGGCGGGCTCGTGTACGACATAGGTGCAAGCACGGGCAATATTGGCCGAGCAATGGCGGGCGTAATCGAGACCCGCGGTGCGCTGCTTATCAGCATCGAACGCAGCGTGGAGATGGCGGAGCGCTTTTCCGCACCTGGCAAATTGGTGCTGGGCAATGCTTGCGTGTACCCGTTCGATGATTTCGATTTCGCGGTGCTGTTCCTAACCCTGCAGTTCATGACGCCGCTGCAGCGCAAGGGACTGACCACGAGGCTGTGGAAGCTCCTCAAGCCAGGCGGTGCCATTGTCATCGTTGACAAGGTTGAGATGGGTGGCGGCTACGTGCAGACGGTGATGCAGCGCATGACCACTGCAGGCAAGCTGTCCACGGGCACACCCGCTGACCAGATTGTGGCCAAGGAGCTCTCTCTGGCAGGTGTGCAGCGTCCGCTGTCGGATGGGTTTGTTCGCAAGAGTTTTCAGACCGCAACCGAGTTTTTTCGGTTCGGTGAATTTGTTGGGTATCTAATCGCAAAGTATGAGTGAGTTGATTTCAGTAAGAGAGTTTGCACGTGGCATCGGTTGCAGCGATGTAGCTGTTCACAAGGCAATAAAGACAGGCAAGATAGTCAGGGGGTATGTCAAGCGTGACGGTCTCCCTGGCAAGATTGATCCAGTAATTGCATCACAGGAATGGGGCAAGCACTTTGACCCGTCCTATGACCGCAACCCGAATATCAGAAGCAATTTCGGTGGTGGGGCAGCTCCGCCACCAAGCGATGAAAGGACAACCAAGAGCCTCGCTGAGATTAAGCGGCTCACCGCTGAGGTGCGCCTGCAGGCTGAGGCAATCGAGCTCAAGCGCAAAAAGGGCGACCTTGTAGACAAAAAAGCCGTTTACACGGCGCTGTTCGCCATGGGCCGCGAGCTCAAGAACAACATTATGAATATACCGGACAGGTATATTGACGCCATACTGGCAGCACCAACACGAAACGACGCACACACGGTCCTCAACAATGCTTTGATTGAGGCGCTGGAAACTATGACCGAGATGCAAAACCGAGAAATTACAACCTAAAAAATATGTTCAACCAAGTAACTTTAGTTGGCCGCATCGGCCAGAAACCAACTGCCAAGACCACGGGCAACGCAAGCGTGTCCAATTTCGGACTGGCAACCTCACGCAGCTACAAGGACCCACAGGGTAACTGGAAAGAGGACACCCAGTGGCACACCATCACCTGCTGGAAAGAGCTGGCGGATAAGTCTGCAACCTTTGACAAGGGTGACCTTGTGATGGTTCTGGGCGAGCTCCGATATCGCAAGTACCAAGCGCAGGACGGCACCGAAAAGCAGTTGACTGAGATTGTGGCCACCAAGCTGCAGCGCATCAGCAAAAGCGGTGGACCAACACAGACCGCAGCAGATCCGACCCAAAACACAGCGACCAACGCAGACCCGTTCGCTGACATCCCAAGCGGGAACGACGACGTGCCATTCTAATGCTCGAGCTCACTGACATATCGCTACTGCAGGGCTTTCTGGACGGCATCCGTCCTGAACGCCTCATCACGGTGAGTGAGTGGGCAGACAGTTATCGCTACCTGGCACCGGAGGCATCAGCCGAGCCGGGCAGGTGGCGAACTGACCGCACCCCGTACCTGCGCGAGATTCAGGACCGCCTGAGCTCCTCAGACCCCTGCCAAGAGGTGGTGGTGATGAAGGGCGCACAGCTGGGGTTCACTGAGTGCGGGAACAACTGGACGGGCTACGTGATGGACGTGTCACCCGGACCGATGCTGATGGTGATGCCGACCGATGGCACGGTGAAGCGAAACAGCAAAATCCGTATTGCGCCGATGATCGAGAGCACACCGCGTCTGCGCGACAAGGTGGCCACGGCCAAGAGCCGCGACGGCGACAACACCACGTTCTCAAAATCATTCCCTGGTGGCGTGCTCATCATGACGGGTGCCAACTCAGCAGTTGGCCTCCGTTCCATGCCAGCTCGTTTTCTGTTCCTCGATGAGGTGGACGGATATCCGAACGACCTCGATGGCGAGGGTTCACCGATTGACCTTGCCAAGGCGAGGACGCGCACGTTCGCCAAGAAAAAGGTGTTCATGATTTCGACCCCGACCATTGACGGGGCAAGCGCAATTCAGACCGAGTTCGAGGACACGGACCAGCGCTATTTTCACGTGCCCTGCCCTCACTGTGGCGGCATGCAAGATTTGAAGTTCGCCAACCTCAAGTGGACGGACAACGACCCGACCACAGCGCAGTACCAGTGCGAGCACTGCTCAGAGCTGATTGACGAACGGCACAAGGGCAGGATGCTGGCGCAAGGCGAGTGGATAGTTACCGCACCCGACAACGCGAGCCCTCGCCGCTATGGCTACCACTTGAACTCACTGTACAGCCCATTGGGTTGGTACAGCTGGGTGGATGCTGCGCGCGAGTTCCTCGACGCGAACAAATCCAACGACACGAACAAGATGAAAACGTTCGTGAACACCGTGTTGGGTGAGTGCTACGTCGAGAAGGGCGAGGCCCCTGCGTGGGAGAACCTATACAACCGCCGTGAAACATACAGCACCAACAAGCCACCCAAGGACGTGGTATTCATGACCGCAGGGGTGGACGTTCAAAAGGACCGCCTCGAGGTTGAGATTGTCGGCTGGTGCCGCGGCAAGCGCACGTACTCAATCGACTACCGCGTGATCATTGGCGAGACCACCACCAAAGCACCTTGGGACAAGTTGGCCGAGATTATTGGCGAGACATGGGAACGCGAAGACGGAGCTCCACTCCGCCTGAACCTGATGGCCGTCGATACCGGTTACAATACGAGCTACGTGTACGAGTTCTGCAGGCGCTTCGACTACACCAAGGTAATTCCCGTGAAGGGTTCAGACAGCCTCGGTGTGATTGTGGCCAACCCTAAAGCGGTGGACACGAGCCGAGGCGGTAAGAAAATCGGACGCATGAAGATTTGGCAGGCAGGTGTATCTGTGGCCAAGTCTGAGTTGTACGGTTTCCTGAAAGCCGAAAAGGCCGAGGATGGCACAGCTCCTGACGGTTACTGCCATTTTCCGCAGTATGCTCAGGAATATTTCCGAGGCATCACGGGCGAGCAACTCCAATTCAAGCTCGTTCGCGGGTTCAAAAAATACGAGTGGGTGAAAAAGTACGAACGCAACGAGCCGTTGGACTGCAGGGTGTATGCCCGTATAGCCGCGGCTGTTCTCGGAATGGACCGCTGGAACGCAACGCAATGGGATGCCATGGACTTGGCAGGCCCAACTAAACCCAAAGAAACCAAACCAAAGCGCCGCCAAGGGGGCAGCTTCTGGGACTAATACCAAACCTATGAGCAAAGAAAATCCGTATGAAGTTCCGCCTGGCTATAAAGGCTTTTGGCTGAACAAAGTGACATTCATTGTCGTGAAGGAATCGGCCAACGAGGCTGACGTTCGCGAACGTTTCAAAAACCGAAAAGGCCCGAGCTGGGAGTTGGGCTACATTGAGCAATATCATGCCTCGCCAAATAAGCCTCACATCAGGATTCGTAGAGCTGACTGACGGCAAGACCAAGCGGTTGGTCAAGTTCGAGGGCGCGCTTGTCATAGGCAATACGGTTTCCGAGGTAAGGCGTGAGTTCAAGTGGTCAAAAACCTTTTTGGGTGCGAAATTTGCCAAGGAACGGAAGCGGGCGGAAGAGTTGGAAGCTGCGGGCAAAGTAGTGCTGCGTGAAATCAGAATTGACAAGCAGCTAGGTCCGACATTTGTAGATTCAAATTAATTGCATAGATTTGCCCCATGGCCTCATACACGCAGGAACAACTATCGGCACTCGAGGCCGCAGTGGCTCAGGGAGTGCTCACTGTCGAATATGGCGACAAGAAAGTGACCTACCGCAGCCTGAATGAGATGCTTCGCCTCATCGACATGATGCGCAAGGACATCGGGGTTTCATCCAAAAACGGCGGCAAGAAATTCGCGCAATTCGACAAGGGCCTAAATTAAACCACATGAATTTTCTCGACAAAGCAATTGCCTTGGTCAATCCGAAAGCTGCATTCAGGCGGGAGCAGTTCCGCGTTGCAACGGATATACTCAAGGGCCGAAAATACGAAGCGGCTGCCAAGGGTCGCAGAACTGCCAGCTGGGCGTGGACCGATGGCAGCGCAAACACTGAGACGGCTCAAGCACTCGGAATCCTGAGAGCTCGAGCTCGTGACCTTGGACGCAACAACCCATACGCCAAGAAGGCCATTCAGGTCATTGTTTCCAACACCGTGGGCACGGGCATCGTGCCAGGTGTTCAGAGCAAAGCCAAAGGCCGCGTGACCATGGCCAGGGAGCTGTGGCGCAAGTGGGCTGAAACCACAGAGTGCGACTTTGACGGCCAGCACAATTTCTACGGGCTGCAGCGCCTTGCGATGCGCACCGTGGCCGAGAGTGGCGAGGTGCTAATTCTGCGCCGCAGGAAAACAGGCGGCACACTTCCGATCCAACTGCAGGTGCTTGAGCCTGATTTTCTCGACAGCTCGAGAGACATCAAGAGCCTGAGCAATGGTGGATGGATCACTCAGGGTGTTGAGTACAATAAAGCGGGCAAGCGTGTCGGCTATTGGTTGTACAAGAGCCACCCCGGCGAGGGCTTTGCTCATGACAGCAAGATGGTACCCGCTGATGAGGTTCTGCACATTTATGACGTGCAGCGAGCTGGACAGGTTCGAGGCGTTCCTTTTGGGGTGTCTGCGATGCTCCGCCTCAAGGACTTTGATGAGTACGAAGACGCCGAGTTGGTGCGCCAGAAAATATCGGCTTGCCTTGGCATTTTCGTTGAGGACGCTGACCCAGCGAATCCTGGCACTGATGCAGGGGATGAGCTGCTCGAGAGAGTTGAGCCTGGAATGATTCAGCACTTGCCACCGGGCAAGCGCATGACCTTTGTGTCACCGCCAACTACACAGAACTACGACAATTATTCACGGAAAATCCTGCAGGCAGTGGCAGCAGGCTATGGCATAACATACGAGGCAATGACGGGCGACCTAAACAACGTCAACTTTTCCTCTGGACGCATGGGCTGGCTGGAAATGCACAGGCAGCTCTCTGATTGGCAATACAACATGCTCATTCCGATGCTTTGCGAACGAGTATGGAATTGGTTCCTCGATGCGTCCGTCATTGCCACCCCTCTCACTGCAGGCGACCTCACCGTGACGTGGACACCTCCGCGCCGTGAGATGATTGACCCGCTGAAAGAAACCAACGCAATCAACCTGCAAATCCGCAATGCACTGCGCACTTGGCCAGAGGCTGTGCGCGAACAGGGCTATGACCCTGAGGAGGTGCTGCGTGAAATGAAGGAATGGAACGATAAGTTCGATGAGGCTGGTGTTATTCTGGACTGCGATCCTCGCAAGAGCCAAGGAACGCAGTTGAAGGCAATTCCAGAACAAAATACAGAAAATCCGCAAAATCAATAAAAAATAATATATTTGTCGCGATGGCAGAGAACAAAATGAAAATGGACGCGATGCTCACGAGAGCAGTAGGTCCATCAAACGTAAATGCGGAAGCCCGCACTGCTGATGTAGTGTTCGCAACCGACACGCCTGTGCGCACCTATTCATGGAGCCTGGGCGGTGAGTTCGAGGAGGTGCTTTCCTTTGACCCTGCTCACGTCCGCATGGACCGCCTGAAAAACGGTGCTCCTGTGCTGGATAATCACAACCGCTGGGGCGGAACAACCTCAGTGCTTGGTGTTGTCGAGAGCCCTACACTTGAGGCGAACCAAGGCCGCGCAACGCTGAGATTCAGCAAGCGCGAATCTGTTGACCCGATTTTCCAAGACGTAGTGGACGGCATCCTCAAAGGCGTGTCCGTTGGCTATCGTGTTTACAAATACGAGGACATGAACCCCGAACGCAAAGCGGGTGAAATGCCACGTTACCGCGCAATTGACTGGGAGCCGATGGAAATCAGTCTTGCACCAGTACAGGCGGACTACAAATCCTCTGTAAGAAACGAGAACGCCGAGACCATTGAGGTTGAAGTAATCTCAACCCGCGCTGCAGCTCCTGCAGCAGACCCGAAACCTGAAAACCAAAACCGAAATTCAAATAATACCATGTCTGACAAACACAACGAAGGCAGCGAAGAGCAAAATCGCGCTGCTAACCCGGTAAACGTGGACGAGGTACGCAACGCGGCCATTCAGGCTGAACGCAAGCGTGCTGCCGATATTCGCGATGCCGTAAGAAAAGCAAAGCTCGGTGACGAGTTCGCCACTGAGCTGATTGACAAAGGCACCTCAATCGAGGCTGCCCGCGAAGCAATCATCGAGAAATTTGCCGCTGCCGACGTAAACGAAGGCCAGCGTAACATCACCGTAGGTGCTGACGAAGCCGACAAACGTCGCGACGCCATCACTGACGCCTTGGTATTGCGTGCAATGCCCGAGGCTTCCACCAACACCACAATCATGCCTGCTGAACGTGTTTCTGCAGCGCGTGAATTCCGTGGCATGACCATGTTGGAGATTGCTCGCGAAAGCCTCGAAAGAGCTGGCGTGAGTACCCGCGGCATGGACAAGATGGAAATGGTGGGCCGTGCTTTCACGCAGACCCAGTCTGATTTCCCTGTGTTGCTGGAAGGTACTAACCGCCGTGTGCTGTTGGCTGCCTACGCAACGGTTGCAGACACCTGGCGCAGATTCTGTGCTGTTGGTTCTGTTGGTGACTTCCGTGAGTACAAGCGTCTGCGCATGGGCTCCATCACCAACTTGGACGCCTTGGGTGAGGGCAGCGAGTTCAAGCAGAAGAAAATCACTGACGCTGATTACGAAAAAATCAGCATCGGGACCAAGGGCAATATCATTGCTGTGACTCGTCAGATGATCATCAATGATGACTTGGCTGGTTTGACCCGCTTGGCGACTATGCTTGGCCGTGCTGCAGCTCGCAGCATTGAGGCGGACGTGTACGCTTTGTTGCTCAGCAACAGCGGAAACGGTCCTAACATGGTGGACGGCAACCCATTGTTCCATGCAAGCCACGGCAACATCGGAACTCCTGCAGCTTTGTCTGTTTCCAGCATAGACGCTGACCGCGTGTTGATGGCGCAGCAGAAGGAAAAAGACGGCAACGATTTCTTGGGCCTTACCCCAAGCATCCTCGTTCTGCCTATCGGCCTTGGCGGCGCGGCTCGTGTAATCAACGGGTCACAGTACGACACTGAGGTGTCGAACAAGTTCCAAGTTCCAAACAAGGTGAACGGCTTGTACCGTGAAATCGTGGACACCCCACGCTTGACCGGAACTACTCGCTACTCATTCGCAGATCCTATGGTGGAGCCTGTGCTTGAGGTTGCGTTCTTGGACGGCCAGCAGGCTCCGTACTTGGAAAGCCAAAACGGCTGGAACATCGACGGAACTGAGTGGAAGGTTCGTCTTGACTACGGCGTTAGCGCAGTAGGCTACCGTGGTATTGTGAAGAATGCTGGTGCGTAATTCCTGACCACGAAATAGAGATTCAAAACGGGGCCAGCTAAACACTGGCCCCATTGTAAAACCCCGAAATAAGTAAAACCAAAATGGCAAATAATTTCATCCAAGACGGCGACGTTCTCGACATCGTCGTTTCAGCTACCACTACCAGTGGTACACCTGTTTTGCGCGGTACTCGCTTGACCATCCCACTCAAGAGTGGCGTTTCAGGCGACACTATTGCGCACGCTGTTGAAGGCGTGTTCGAAATCACTAAAGCAACCGGCGCAGGCACAGGCTTGACTGTCGGAGCAATTGCTTACTGGGACGACACCGCAAAGAAGGTGACTGGCTCCGCAAGCGGAAACACCGCTATCGGATGGGCTGTTGAAGATGCTGGCACTGCTGTGGCCACTGCAAAAGTGAAGCTGTACTGCTAAGCCTTCCATGACCAACCTGTTCGACAACATTCAACGAGCTGCCTGGGGTATCGTGTCCAATAACATGGGTTACGATGCGTCTTGGCAGCCCGTTGATGGGTCGGACGTGCAGACGGCAAGGGTGCTCCTGAAAGAGCCGACTGCAGAATACGAGCTGGGCGGAATCGACTATACCCCGATGACGTTCATTATGGAGTACCAGCGGCCTGACTTTGCCGCGATGTTCGACAGCGTTGCTGGCGGAATCATCGAAACAGTCACCGTCGATGGACAGGCCTACTATGTGCGGCACGTGTCTGCCATCAATGACGGAAAGACCTACAAAGCCGTACTGCAAAGAGCATGAGCATAAGCTACGAGAAAATAGAGGATTCGATTGTTCAACGGCTGAAACCGTTTGAAGCAATGCCTAATTTTGAGGTCATGGCTATGCCTGAGAACCAGGCAGAAGCGACCAAGCCACTGCTCAATGGCCGTGTCACCGTCATGTATGACGGGAGCAGATATGAGCCAAACGGTTCCGGTATGACGCTGATGACCATGGACGTCGGTCTCGCGGTTCAACAGGAAACCGTCCACATCAAGACAGCAATACAGTCACGCAAATTGCGTGGACCGTTTGGAATATATGACCTCATCAGAATTGTGCGAAATGCACTGGCTGGATTCGAGCCTGCGGGCGGCGACCAGTTGAAGCAAATCAACACACAGTTCTCGAGGTTTGAGGAGAACACTTGGGAGTATGTCATCACATGGGGCACCAACGTTATCAATGTGCCTGATGAGCCAGTTACAGATGACCCACTTATCACATCAATTACACTTGACCAGAATTTCCCAATAGCAACAGCAGAATGAGCAACGAGGCAGTTTATACAGGCGAGGACATGGAGCTCATACTTGAGTTTCACGACATCAATTTCGCGGACTTACAGGACGTTATTGTGGGTGTTGTGATTGGCAAGGAGCTCAAAAAGACCTGCAAGAAAAGCAGCGGCACCGATGCCCTCAAAGTGGTGGCCGTGAGTGGTCAGCCTACTCAGTGCAAGTTCCGTCTGTTTCGCAGCGAAACCAAAACGTGGGCAAGCGGTCCAATGACCGTTGAGGTGACACAAGTGTTTGCGGATGCAGGTTTCCCTGACGGGAAGCACACGCCGTACAAGATAATCGCACCGATGTTCGAGAACCTTTTCACCAAGAACAGCTAATGCCGGGAAAAGTTACCCTCATAATGAACAGCTCGCGCATGCAAGAGACCATCATTGCGGAACGCAAGATGCTTTTGGCTATGCCTGGCGTTCCCGGTCCTGCGGGTGATCCTGGTGCGCGCGTGAAATACGCGGCGGGTCAGGCTACGAGCTCGGGCAGGCTTTTGACCGCGCTTAGCAATCAGGCTGTGTACTTCGACCCATCGGGCAACTTTGAGCCTGCAGGCATTGCACTGAACGCCGCAATTCAAGGCGACGAGGTGACAGTTATACTGAATGGCCCGATTGAGATTTCAGGCTGGGGATTGACCCCTGGTGCTGCATACTTTGCAGGCCCGAACGGAACACTACTCAGCGACCCTGCACAATGCGTCGGCAGGGTTCAGCAAATCGGCGTGGCCGAGGACGCAAATACCCTTATCATCAACATCCAACCAGCAATAATCCTATAAAACCATGGCAAAATATGTAGCCCTAATTGCCGGAAAGCTCAAAGAGGTATCCGGTCTATCCACCAGCGCAGGCGCAGGTGACGCAGGTAAAATCCCACAGCTCGACGGCGCAGGCCGTTTGGATAGCAGCATGATGCCTGTTGGATTCGGCGCGGAAACCAAGACCATCGTGGCGAGTGAAAACCTTGCTGCTGGTGACTTCGTGAACGTGCACGTTTCAGCAGGTTTGAAAGTGCGCAAAGCGGACGCATCAGGCGGACCTGCAAAAAAGGCCCACGGATTTGTGCTTGCCGCTGTGACAAGCGGGCAGAACGCGACCGTGTACTACGGCAACATCAACAACGCTGTGTCAGGCTTCACCGCGGGTGATGAGTTGTTTTTGAGTGCCACCCCTGGCGTTGCTACTGCAACCCCTCCAAGCACTGCTGGACATATCGTGCAGCGTATCGGTGTTGCAACTGCTACCACCGAAATCCTTGTCGAGTTCGGTCAAGAAGTAGAAATCGCGTAACGCAGTCAAATGCCTGAACGTAAACCCCTCGTCCTTGTCAATGGTCGCATTCGAGAGATTGCGGCCACTGATACCATTCCTGCAGCGAATGCCCCAGCGGGTGGTTCTACTGTTGCCGTTTTTGTGGACCAAACCCCTGACAACGGTACATATGGGCTGCTTGGTGGTTCCGTGAACGGCACCAATACGGTGTTCACGGTTTCGCAGGGTTCGTACCTATCAGGCACACTGCAGGTGTACGTGAACGGTCAGCTGCAGACGCAGGGTGCAACGAACGACTTTCAAGAGACAACGCCAAACAGCGGAACATTCACGTTCGTGTCTGCTCCGATCAATGGTGAGATAATAACTGCCATCTATCAGAAGGCAGTTGTAAGCCTTGCGGGCGGAAACCTATCGGGTGCGCTTAACGAGTTTGAAGGTACTCCAATAGCATCGGCTGCCACTACCGACATTGGTGCAGCTGGCGGCAACTTCGTCATCATCACAGGCAGCGCGACAATCACCGCTTTGGGCACGGCTCAGGCTGGCTCGAGAAGGCTGCTGCGATTCACAGGGCAACCCACACTCACACACAACGCAACCAGTTTAATTCTACCAGGCGCACTTAACTTCGTGCCGAATGTGGAGGACTTGGTTGAATTCACAAGTGAAGGCTCGGGCAACTGGCGCATGACGGGCTATTTCCCGACGCTGCAGAGCCCACCATCATTTTACGGACAACTCATGGCCAGAATGGCCGGAAACATAATGTTTTAGACATGCCAGCAAATACCAACCCAATATTTACAAAGACCCCAAACGTGGGCAGGGTATCAATCCCGACCACGAACGCGCTTGCCGCTTCAAACGGTGCCTCATCTGGTACCGGTGCATCAATGATGTACAAGGTTTTCACAGCGGGAGCCGATGGAAGTTTCATTGAACGCATACGTTTTATTCCAGTTGCTTCTGCAGCTGGTGTGACCAGTGTTGCAACTACCCTCAGAGCCTTTTTGAGCACTGTGGCAAACCCTGGCGCGACAACCGCAGCCGATACCTTTCTCATTGGCGAGGTTTCTGCAGCAGCTCAGTCTGCATCGAACAGCACCAACTCCACGAACTATGTGGATATGGTGTTGAACATGGCTATCCCTGCGGGAACATTTATCCACGTTGCTCAGCACGTGGCCCAAACAACTAACCAAAACTGGAACGCCGTAGGAATCGGCGGCGACTACTAATGCAGGGCCTCGTACACTTACCTAATCTGAACACAGGTGGCGTTGCCATATTCCTGAACAGTGGTCAGGTGAACGGCCAAGGCTATCAGATATGGCGCAAGCCGAAAGGCGCGACATGGGTTTCCTTTGTCGTTGTCGGAGGCGGTGGTGGCGGAGGCGGTGGCTTCTCGCGTACCGCTGGCTCAGCTGGTGGCGGCGGAGGTGGTGGAGCATGCTCAGGCATAGCTCGTTTCGCTTGCCCTGCTGCCTTGCTGCCTGACGAGCTCTACATCCAAGTAGGCGCAGGCGGAATAGGTGGCGCAGCTGGTGCAGCAGGCGCAGCAGGAACCAACAGCTTTGTGCTGCTTGGCCGCACTGCGGTGCTGCCCAACATCCTCGTCTACAGCGGTGTGAACGCACCAGGCGGTGGTGGTGGTGGCACAGGTGCTGCAGCAGGTACTGCTGGAACCGTTCCAACCATAGCAGTGACGCAGCCCACCAACACGTGGGGCGAGTGGTTCGCATCTGTGGGCCTTGTTGGCGTTGTGGGCGGTGCTCAGACTGGCGCAGTAGGAACATCAGTGACGGCGTGGGCAGCATTGCCATTGTCGCCAGGCGCAGGCGGGGCAGGTTGCACAACGACTGACTTTGCAGGCGGTGCCCAAACGGCCACTGCGCTGCTCGATGTTCAGAACCAACTGTATGTGCCCAGCACGGCTGGCGTACTTGCACCGGGCGGAACAGCTGCGGGTGCAAGTGTCGATGGCAGCCCAGGAATCAAACGCATTGCCCCGTTCTACAACTCAGGCGGAGCTGGTGGCGGTAGCAACAACGCAGGCCAAGGTGGCCAAGGTGGCGCAGGTGGCTACGGCTGCGGAGGCGGTGGCGGTGGCGCAGGTGTAACAGGTGGCCGCGGTGGAAACGGCGGCGATGGAATCGTAATCATAAGCTGTATTTAAAATGCCAAGGACCCAACTACAACCATATCAAGTGAATTCCAGCGGCGGCGGTGGCGTTGACTGGAAGAAGACCCGTATAATCATCACGGACTTTATAAACACGTCCATTGATCCGGGGTGGGCTACTCGTAACTCAGGAACAGGCTCAGGCGTTGCATTCGGTGCAACACCACGTGACGGTATTGTTGGCCTCGCATTGGCGAGCACAGGAACCGACACGAACGGCTTTGCGGGTGTGTCCACTATCGACAACCTGACGCAGATTTCGCCCGTAGATGGTGACTTCACCATCGTGGGCAAATTCATCACGCCAACCACGCTGAGCAACGCAACCGACCGATACGCTATTTTCTGCGGCATCAACGAGAGCAACGCGGGCCTCGGTGCCGACCACCTCGTGATGCAGTACTCCGACAACATCAACTCTGGAAAATTCCAAGTGGTGATGAGCATCGGAGGTGTAAATCGTGCCACAATTGACACGGGAATTACCGTTGCAGCGGACACCGTTTACAACGTAGCAATAGTGGTTACAGGTTCAACGCAGGCCATCGAGGTGTTCGTGAACGGTGTATCAGTTGGAACCGCAACTCCGTCCGCGACATTTGGAACAGGCAACCGAGTGTCTCCAATTCACACAATCGCAAAACAAGCGGGAACGTCCAACCGTGTACTCGGCATGGACCGTTTCGGCATTATCTTCGCAGCATGATAAATATACAAGAAATAGACATGGTGTTAGCTAAGGCAAACGCCATCAAAATCGAGCCGCTAATGAATTTCGGTTCGCCCGGTGAGGTATGGGTACTTGCCACTCTTTGGAATGGTGAGCTCCCAATCATCAATTGGCCCGGTGACGGTGGCCGCAAGGAAAACATCATCGGTGCCAAGTACCTGTTGCCGTCGAACGTTGTGAATGCAGGCCTGGCTGACCCGACCGCAATCGAGGATTATGTTCTGACGAACATGGGCCTCACCCGCGTGTAGTTTCAAAAAAAATCATATATTTGACCCTGAAATGGCAAAGCAAAAATTCCTCTATACTCACGAAACCCCCTCGGCGTTCACGCTGAACGGTGACGGTGACTATCACCTGCACCAAGGGCACGAGTACGAACTGCCAGCAGACAATGCTCACATTGTTTCGTTGGTTGAACAGGGCTATCTCGAGCCTTCCAAACCCGCAAAAACCAAAACTGAAAAATAAATCATGGCAGCTAATTACTTGCACGGCGTTGAAACCATCGAGCTGAAAAAGGGACCCGTTCCTGTTCAGGTCGTGAAATCCGCCGTTATCGGCCTCGTGGGCATTGCCCCATCAGGCAGCCGCAACACACCCATCCTTGTGCAGAGTGCACAGGACGCAGCGCAGTTCGGAGCAGAGCTGCCAGGGTTCACTATTCCGCAGGCGCTTTCAGCTATTTTCGCGCAGGGTGCTGGCACCGTTATCGTGGTGAACACGCTTTCAGACGCAGACAACCTCGTTGCTGTGACCGCTGAAACCAAGACCATCACCAGCGGTAAGGCGAAACTCACCTACGCCCCTGTGAAGGACCTTGTTATCAAGAACAACGCGGGTGACACCACCTTCGTGAAGGACACCGACTATGCGATTGATGATTTCGGAAACCTTACGGTTCTGAATTTCAGCACGATTGCAGAAGGGTCTACCATCAAGGCGGACTACAAACGCCTCGACACCACCACAGTGACCAACAACCAAATTATCGGTACCATCAGCAACACTGACGTGTACACTGGTATGCAGTGCTGGGATCTGTCGTTCAACCTGTTCGGTTTGAATCCTAAGATTCTCATCGCGCCTGGTTACAGCAGCATCAACGCAATCGCTACCGCGATGTTGACCAAGTGCGACAAGTTCCGTGCTCACGCGCTGTTGGATGCACCTGCAGGTACCACCGTTGCCAACGCTATCGCTGGCCGTGGTCCATCAGGTTCAATCAACTTCTACACCAGCAACAAGCGTGCTGTGCTTTGCTATCCTATGCTCAAGGCCTACGACGCAGCTACAGACGCGAATCAGAACAGGCCTTACAGCTCGTTCCTTGCGGGTGTAATTGCAGCCACCGACAACACGGACGGCTACTGGTACAGCCCATCAAATCGCGAGATTAAGGGCATTGTGGGCGTTGAACGCACCATCAGCTGGGCAATCAACGACGCGCAGACCAATGCGAATTTGCTGAACGAAAAAGGCATCACCACTGTTGCTATGGGCTACGGCACAGGCATCAGAACTTGGGGCAACCGTTCTGCAGCGTTCCCGACCAGCACAGCGCCGAGCAACTTCATTGCTGTTCAGCGTACCGCTGACGTGTTGCACGAGAGCCTCGAGCTCGCAATGTTGCAGTTCATTGACCAGCCTATCACCAACGCGGTGATTGATAGCATTAAAGAGACAGTGAACGCATTCATGCGCACACTTATCGGTCGTGGTGCTTTGGTGGACGGTTCTTGCACGTTTGATCCTGCAAAGAACACTCCAACAAAAATCGCTGCTGGTCAGTTAACATTTGACCTGAATTTCATGCCTCCAACGCCTGCAGAACGCATTACGTTCGAGAGCTTTATTGACATCAACTTGTTGAAGACCCTCACCGCCGCATAAGCGGTGAGGCCTTCGACCAATAAGAACAAGGAGAATTAAAAAATGGCAAATACATTAATCAATCGCGTGACCAACGCAGCCGTTCACCTCGATGGTAGAAGCCTGTTGGGCCGTTGTGAGGAAGTTTCTATCCCCACCATCAAGAATATCATGGCCGAGCACAAAACGCTGGGCATGAATGGCAAGTTTGAAATGCCTGCTGGCATCGACAAGATGGAAGCGCGTTTCAAATGGAACAGCTACTACCCTGACGTGTTGGGCAAGGCCTACAACCCAACCAAGGCGGTGAGTGTTCAGGTGCGTTCCAGCGTGTCCACATGGGCAAGCACTGGAAAGGTGGCTGAAGCTCCGTTGGTTGTTCACCTGCAGGGTACTTTCAAAGATGCTCCGACCGGAGCTTTCAAGCAGCACGACAACGTGGAGCTAGAGAGCTTGATGAACGTCACCTACATCAAGGTGGTTCAGAACGGCGTTGAGCTCGTTGAGGTGGATGTTCTTGCGAACATTCACAAGGTGAACGGCGTGGACATCCTTGCTGATTACCGCGCAAATCTCGGAATCTAAATCGCCTGGGGGCAGCGACATGCCCCCACAGATGCGAGATGGAGCAGTGGTAGCTCGTATGACTCATGATCATAAGGTCGCCGGTTCGAGTCCGGCTCTCGCACCCACACAGTATGGAAAACAAAGACAAAACATCAGTAGAGGCCACAGCCACCATGGCAGACGGAACCAAGACCATCACCCTGAAAAAGTCAGGACGTACCGCAACCATTGCCCCATTCAAGGGCAGACACGTTCGCGAGGCTCAGCGCCGCGCAGGCGGAGACGGTTCTGATAGTGATGCCATCATCTACCACATCATTTGTACGCTGGTAGAAATCGAAGGGCAGCCGATTCACCTCGAGGACATTGACGAGATGGACGGCGGTGACGTTCTGCAGCTCATGGGAGAGCTAGGCGGAAATTTTTAACCAGCGGGGAACAGCTCGTGTTTCTCGCACACTTCTCGAATACGCCGCTTCACGTGCTCGAGGAGATGCCAGGCGACCAACTGCACTGGTATTACAACGAAGCCGTAAAACTGCACAGAAAACTGAACCCAAAAAGTGAAAGCCCTCGAAATAGCACTAATCCTGACGGCCTACGACAAGGCTACCCGCGTCCTCAATGATGCGGTGTCTAAGCAGGAAAAGCGTCTGAAAGACTTGGCCAAGAGTGGCCGTGAGGTATTCAGCAAGGGCCTTGCTCAGGCTGGTGCTGGTGTGGCTATGGCCATGCCATTGGTTGAGGCTACCAAGTCAGCCGTGGCGTTCGAGGACGCAATGGCAGACGTGGCCAAGGTGATGAACATCACCGTGGGTTCCGCGGACTTCACCAAGATGGGTGAGCAAGCCAAGGACGTGGCGGAAGCCATGGGAATCGGCGCGACGGAATCAGCCAAGATGATGGCCAACCTCGCAGCCGGTGGCGTTGCAGATGGCGAGCTCAAGCAAGTTGCCATGCTCGCGGGTCAGATGGGTATCGCGTTCAACATGTCAGCCGACCAGGCGGGCACGTCGTTTATCAAAATCAAGAACGCACTGAACCAACCAATCGGTGAGACCAAGGTCCTCATGGACCAAATAAATATGCTGTCTGACAGCATGGCTTCAGAGGCAAACGAGATAGTCAACTATATGGCCTCGGGCGGTTCGTCCGTGGCTGCCTCATTCAAGATTGCAGGAGCTGCGTCCGCTGCGTTCGGTTCGACACTTATAAGCGTGGGCAAGAGCTCGAGTGAAGCGGCCACTATTATGGAACGTTTCGCCAAGGGCATCTTCAAGAACGAGGACATGAAGGCCATCTTTGACCAAGCAGGCGGTGGAGCTGCAGGCCTTATGGCCGTGCTCGATTCAGGGCGGAATTCAAAGGACCCGTTCGAGTTTTTCAGGAGCTTTGGAGAATACGGCACCGACATCAATATGTTGGCCCAGAACTTCGACCTGCTGAGTGCTGCAGTTCAGAGCACTGGTGATGCTACCAAGTACACGGACAGCGTACAGAAAGAGTTCAACAACAGAAACAGCACCACAGCGGGTCAGATGCGTAGGCTGAAAGCCGCGTTTGAGGTGCTCGTTATCGACATCGGCAATTTCTTTATTCCGATACTGCAGAAGGTTGTCGCATTCATCAAACCGATTGTGACTGCCATACGAGATTGGGCCAAGGAGCATCCCGGTCTGACCAAGGGAATTCTCGCGGTCACTGCAGCGATATCAGGAATGATGATTGCCGTGGGCATATTCAATATGATTCGCGGCGCGGTAATGATGCTGAATGTTGTTCTGCTGATGAACCCGTTCATATTGGTGGCAACTGCTGCAATTGTAGCAGTGACACTCATCTATACCTACTGGGACAAAATCAAAGCGTTCTTTGTGAACCTCTGGCAGAACGTGAAGAACATTTTCGCGCGCGTTTGGGAGTGGATAAAGAACCTGCTCGTGATGATGAGCCCTGCCCTGCTTATCTATAAGCACTGGGACAAAATCACGGCTTGGTTCCGCGACCTATGGGAAAAGGTCAAGCAGGTGTTCGTTGCCATTTGGCAGTGGTTCATCGACCTGCACATCAAGATGGTGGAAGCGGGCAAGAACCTGATGGAAGGATTGTGGGAAGGCATCAAGGCGATGGCCTACAAGCCTATTGAGGCTGTGAAGGAAATCGGCGCTGCCATCAAAAACCAGTTCAAGGACATCCTTGGAATCAAGTCACCCTCGCGGGTGTTCATGGAGTTCGGTGGCCATATCTCAGGCGGTGCAAGCCTTGGTATCAAGAAGGGCATCGGCAAGGCACGTGAGGCCACTCAGCAGCTCGCAAGCGCAATAGGCGCACCTGCAGCAGTTCCCGCGGGTGGCTACGGTGGTGGCAGCACCAGCGTGAACTACTCGCCAGTGATCAATATCACAGGTACAGGAGCAGGGTCCAAAGACGACCTGATGGCCGTGCTCCGTAAACACCAAACTGAATTAATGAGAATGATTGAGGACGCGCAAGCGAGAAAGGCCAGGGCTGCATTCTAATGTACGCGCAACTTGGCAATATAGTATTTGAAGGCCTGTTCGGCTTTGACACGTTCAAGGGAAAGCGTGCGCAGTCACTTGCGCAACACGCGCTTATTGACGGCAAGCCGAGACTGCAGAAGACAGGCGACCAGCTCGAGGAGATTCAACTCGACATCCAGCTGCACAGCCGTTTCTGCAATCCTGAATCCGAAATCAGCAGGATTCACCAAGCCTGTGCGGACGGCCTCATCATGACCCTCATCACGGGGGCGGGCGAGCTCGTTGGCGACTTCACCATTTCCGAGGTTGGGCGTTCCTACAACCACCTTGACCCTCGCGGGCGAATCATCTGGGCGCGTGTGGGCATCAACTTGATTGAGGTGGCCACTGACAGCTTGGACGTTGCGGCACTTGCTGCCAAAGCATCCGCCTTTGCAATCTCGCGAAATGAGCCTGTTCTCGTGCCCGCTGACAGCGTTCCGCTGCAGGGCCTTGGTGCTACCGCCATGAACTCACTCAAGGCTGCCAGTGCCCTCGAAACAAGCTCACGGGTGACATTGCAGCGTGCAAGGGTAACGCCACCGCAGGAGGCCTCTCTGATGGAGCAGGCCAAAAAGGAGCTGCTGGGTGTGCAGTCTGCGTTGATTACATTCGAGACGCAGATGCAGGGCTTGCAGGACCAGGTGAACAACATCACCCAAATTCAGAGCAACATCAGCTCCGCCTACAGCTATGCTCAGAGCACCATTGCCGCGTTGGATTCCAACGACCTTGATGGCGCAATCACCGCCTCGAAAACACTGCAAGGCGGTATGTCTAACCTCACAGGGGCATGCTCAGGCGTGGCCGTGTTGACCGCAATCAGACGCATCTAATGGCAGACTACACCACATACACCACAATCGAGGGCGACCGCTGGGACACCGTGGCTTGGAAAGCCTACGGCGATGCGAACCGATACACCGAGATTGCCGAGGCGAACCGAGCTGTTCCCCTCACTGATATTTTGCCCGCTGGCTTGACGCTGCGCATTCCTGTGCTCGTGGAGGCGGAGCTGGACACCAATCTGCTGCCACCATGGAAAAGATAAGGAAGCCAAAAGCAGAGGTCATATACAACGGCAAGGACATTTCCTCTGACCTGTGGCCGTACCTGCTCAGCATTGCCTACACCGATAAGGTGGAGGGCGAGAGTGACGAAATCGAGATTCAGGTTGAGGACGCCGAGGACCTTTGGAAAGGACCGTGGTACCCCACCAAGGGCGACACGTTGAAAGTGTCCATCGGTTATGAGGACACGGCCCTCATTGACTGCGGCACGTTCGAAATTGACGAAATTGAACTGAGTGGTCCGCCTGATGTGGTGAGCATCCGCGGCCTCGCAGCAGGCATCAAAAAGGCCGTGCGTTCCAAGAACTCAAAGGCCTACGAGAACCAAACCCTCAAAGAGATTGCGCAGGCTATCGCGGGCAAGCACGGCTTTTCCGTTACGGGCACAATCCAAAATATCAAGTTCACCAGGATCACTCAGAACGCTGAGCATGACCTCGCATTCTTGCGCAGGTTGTCCGAGGAGTACGGGCACACATTCAGCGTGCGCGACAAGCAGCTGGTGTTCACGCTTATGTACGACCTCGAGAAGGGCAAATCAGTTGTCGAGGTGGACCGCGCTGACCTGATTAGTTTCAGCATCAAAGACAAGACATCACAGAGCTACCGCACGGCGGTGGTGAAGTACCACAACCCAACCAACAAAGAGGTGGTTGAATATAAGACCAGCGGCCACGAGAACGCGGGTGGAAGCTACGAGCCTGAGACGGCTGAGGACGAGCTTATCATCCACACCAAGGCTGAGAACTTGGCACAGGCTGAGGCGAAGGCCAAAGCCGCGCTGTGGCGTGCGAACTCAAAGCAGCAAGAAGGCGGGTTTACAGTCGAGGGCACAACGCTGCTGCTTGCTGGCAATAACATCGAGCTCACGGGGCTGGGCATTCTTTCCGGCAAGTATCACATCATGGAAAGCCGCCACACCATAGACAAGGGCAGCGGCTACATCACGGATGTTCAGGTTAAGCGCGTTGGATTCGTGGAGAAGGTCAAGGAAAAATCGACCCGCAAGCGGAAAAGTAATGCAAGTTACAGGGTAATTTCATAGATTTGAACCATGCTTAGATTTGGCACCATATCCGAGGTTGACTGCGACAAGGGACTTGTTCGCGTCCAGTTCGATGATGCGGACATTGTTTCCGCGTGGCTGCCAATGATTCAGAAGGGCACGAAGGGCAACCGCTATTTCGCAGTGCCCGACAAGCAGGAACACGTGGCCGTGCTCATGGACGCGCATTCTGAGAACGGCGTGTGCCTAGGCGCTATCTACAGCAGTGCGGAAGCGCCTGGCAGCGTGAAAGGGGCTGACGTTGCTGGCGTGGTTTTCTCTGACGGCACGGTGGTCAAGTACGACCGCAGTGCGCACAAGATGACCATTGAGGTGGCCAGCGGAAACGTCGAGATAAGCGCCACGAAAATGAAGCTCACGGGCGACTTGGAAGTGACGGGCAAAATCAAAGCGACCGACGACATTGAGACCAGTGCAGGCAACGTGAAAGCACCTGCGGGCAACGTAATTGCAGGACCGCTGAGCATCGGCCTCACAACTCACAAACATACAGGCGTTACCTCTGGACCGTCTACCACCGCAACCCCAATACCATAATGGCAATACTCACAGAAATAACCGAGAAGGACTGGGGCCTGAGCATCGAAACTCAGGGCGACGTGGTGCAGGGCATCAGCGACATCAACCAGTGCATCTACATCATCCTGATGACCGTGAAGGGCACAGACCCGCTGCGGCCTGATTTCGGGTGCGACGTGTTCCAATGGCTCGACAAGCCCGTGAACAACGCCATCCCGAACATGGTCAAGGCCGTGGCCGATGCCATCAAGAAGTGGGAGACGCGGGTAATCGTGACAAAGGTTGCAGCCGTCCTCGATGGCAGCACCGTAAAAATAACAATCGAATGGGAAGGCTTGGGGAGAAATCTCACAGGCTCATTGGACGTAAAATATGGCAACTGAACCACAATTCATTGAACGCAACGTTGAGGCCATTGTGGCCGATATGATTGCCTACTACGAGCAGCAAACTGGCAAGACATTGCAGCCAGCGCAGCCTGAGAGGCTGCTGATAAACACGTTTGCATACCGCGAGGGTTTGGTGCGCCAAGCCATCCAAGATGCGGCTGTGCAGAACCTGGTCGAATTCAGCTCCGCACCCGTGCTCGAGTACCTCGGGCAGCTTGTTGGCGTGTCACGCCTTGGGGCAACTGCCTCAAGCTGCACACTGCGGTTCTCGATTTCAAACGGCCCTGCGGCGCAGACAATGCCTGCGGGAATCCGTGTTGCATCCAACGACGGGCAGGTGGTTTTCCAAACCCTTGAATCAACCAACATCGCACCCAACCAAACCACACCCGTGGACTTGGTTGCTGTCTGCTTGACACCGGGCGCACTCGGCAACGGCTACATTGCCAACAGCATCAAGAGCATTCTTGACCCGCTGGGCTATGTGACCGCGGCCACCAATATCGACACCACTGCAGGTGGTGCGGACCAAGAGAGTGACGACGCACTGCGCGAACGCATCAAGCTCGCACCTGCCTCGTTCTCGAACGCGGGCAGCATCGGTGCGTACAAGTACCATGCGCGGTCTGCGAGCTCGAGCATCATCGACGTGGCTATCACCAGCCCGACGCCAGGCACGGTGAACATTTATCCGCTTGTTGCGGGTGGTGTCACAACACCCACCCCGATTCTTGATGCGGTGTCTGCTGCTTGCAATGAGGAGAAAGTCCGTCCGCTGACCGACACCGTTGTGGTGGCGAGCCCAACGTTTGTTACCTACCCCATTGACGTGGAAATCGAGATTTATGCAGGGCAGGACAGCGCGGCCATCACGGCGGCTGTTGAGGACGCGCTGCAGGCATTTGCAGACATGCGCCTCGGGCAGCTCGGCAAGGACGTGACCGAGAGCCAAGTGCTGGCAATCGCACATATCCCTGGTGTTTATCGCGCGGTGCTTGCGCAGGCTATAGGAACAAGCGGAATCCTGACTATCACACCCACTCAGGTGGCCAAACTTACAGGCGGAGTTATCGTATCAGTAACAGGCACAGTGAATGGCTAATATCTTAGCATCAGGCATATCGAACCGCGACCACCTCACCGTATTTAATACGCTGGCTGAGGCGCGTTTTGCTGCGGTTGAAATCGAGAAAGTGCTCATATACGTCATCGACAACGTGGACGTGGATGCACTGGATAGCCTTGCGGCCCAGTTCGACATGCTCGGCTATAACGGGTGGGCATTGGCCACCACGGAGCAGCAGAAGCGAGACCTGCTCAAAGGCGCAATCGAGCTGCACCGATACAAGGGCACGCCGTATGCAATCAAGCTCGCGCTGAAAAAGCTCGGCTTTCCCAACTGCCAAATCATCGAGCACATCGGTGACACCTACGATGGTGAGGTGACGTTCAACGGCACCATCCCGTATTCACTCGGCAACTGGGCGACGTTCCGAATCATCTATGACCTCGGCAACGACAAAGGCATCAGCGCCACACAGACGGCTGAGCTTGCCAAGGTGGTGGACGCATACAAGAACGTGCGCAGCCACCTTGTGGACATTCAGTGGCGCGCAGAGCTCGAGGACGAGCTGACGGCCACCGACACGTTCGAGATGAAAATCATCTTCGCGCAGATGACTGACAAGTTCGTTGACGCCATCAACTATAACGGCGTTGCCGACTACAACGGCTCAAACACTCACACTAATTACCTAGATCCCCTCGAAGTTACCGAGATAACGGCTCCATAATCGAAAAAAAACAATATCTTTGACGCATGAATCTGTTGGAAAACATAAAACTGAAGGGCCATTTCAGCCTGAAAGTATATGACATCCAAGGCAACCTTGTTGAGGAATACCACAAGGAAAACTTGGTTGTTACCACTGGCAAAACCGCAATGGCTAGGCTGCTCGGCGGCTCAGTTACAGGGCGCAGTGTAACTCAAATCGGCTTTGGCGAGAACGGCGCTGCTCCCGTTGTTGGAGACACCGCACTCACCAATAGCTACGTCAAAGGCTTTGACGGCGTTAGCTACCCTGATGCGACCAGCGTTCTGTTCACGTGGAGCCTTGGCTACGCAGAGGGCAACGGCAAGAACATTCAAGAGTTCGGGCTGCTGTGCGCAAACAACGACCTTTTCGCGCGCAGGAACCGCGCAGTGATTGCCAAGACAAGCGACCTGCGCTTTGAAGGCACGTGGAAAATCCAATTCTAATCGACAATGGCAAACCTTAGCATAACAGCAATCTGGGACGCGGACGTATACCGCATTGACCAGAACGACCCCGTCCTTGGTTGGGACGGTACCAACAACAATATCGCCAACCTGCAGGCGCAGGCATTGGCAAACCGCACAGCATGGTTGAAGCAGCGCGTTGACCTCGGACCTCGCATCACAGGTGCGCCGACATTCAACGCAAGCACCTCGCTTGCTTCGAACGTATTCACGGGCCAGCTTATCCGCGCAATTACAACCTCAAACGCGGTTGTGTTGACGCTACCTGCTGCAGCATCCGTGACTGAGAACGGAAACATCCTTGTTTCGAACGAGTACGGCACTGGCTACAACTGGCTGAGTACGACCAACAACTCTGTTGTTTTGGTTCCAAACGCAGCTGACACGCTTGTCGATATCATGACGGGTCGCAGCTACAGCAACGGCTCGCCATATCCGTTCCTGTTCGAGCCTGGTTGCATTGTGCACTTGCACAGATTGGGCAACACGAGCTGGGCAGTCTACAAGCTTTACGAATCTGCGCAGACCCCTCCTGGCATCGTGCTCGCATGGACTGCGAACATTCCACCCGTGGGATGGCTCGAGTGCAACGGTGCAAGCCTTCTGCGTGCGCAGTACCCCGGCTTGTTCTCTGTAATCGGCACCTCGTTCGGTTCGGCAAGCGGAACCACGTTCAATATTCCTGACCTGCGCGGTGAGTTCATCCGTGGTTGGGATAACGGACGCGGCATTGACTTGGATTCCACGAGCAAGCTGTGCGCTACCACAAGTGGTAGTACGACCATCACGATGGCCAGCACGTTTGGCATCAAGCTCGGAATGACCATCACGGGCACAGGTATTCCTGTAGGAACCACAGTTGCGAGCATCACCAACAGCACCACGCTTGTGATGACTGCGAATGCGTCTGCGACCAACGCCAAGGTTTACCTGACATTCGCGACCACAAGCCGCGCGTTCGGTCTCTTGCAGGGCAGCGCAATCGAGAGCCACGAACACAGAATTGCAAGGCTTTCGAACATCGTGAACAGCACGAGCCCAACAACTGCGGCTGTTTCTGACTGGGAAGGCGGCGGCGCGGTGCAGTCCACTGACAACGTGGAGCCTGTTGGTAGCGTTGAAACACGTCCGCGAAACTTAGCACTTATGTACTGCATCAAGTATTGATGGAGCCACTGTTGTCCATACAGGTTCACGGTTACAATCGGGAGACTGGCGCATATGTCGGAACTGTCACTGCGTGGGAAAACCCTGTTGCTCGCGGCACCTATTTGCTGCCTGCGGACAGTACTCAGATTGAGCCGCCTGCCTTTCAGGATGGCAAGGTTCGTGTATTCAACGGCACAGCATGGGTATATGAGGACGCACCTGCGTCCAGCAGTAGCGGTGCGTCTGAGACACCGGAGCAGATGGCCTACACGCTGAGGCAGCTCCGGAATAGTCTGCTGGCCGTTACTGACTACACACAGCTGCAGGACGTGCCGATTAGCTCGTCACTGCGTGCTGAGTTCTACAATTATCGAGTTCAACTCCGCAACCTGCCACAACAGCCAGGCTGGCCTACGAATGTAGTGTGGCCGGTTGCGCCAACATATCAAAAGTCATGATAGACAAAATTTCACTACAAAGAATTGAGCTGATGCACCCCAAGTTGGTGGGCGAGCTCAAACAGATTTACACCGAGATTTGCGAGGCCTTGAAAGGGCGCGCAATCTGCAGGCTTGCTTACACCCTTCGCACGAATGCGGAGCAGGACGCGCTTTATGCCATTGGCAGGTCCAAGCCTGGCAAGGTTGTTACCAACGCCAAGGGCGGGCAGTCATACCACAACTATGGGCTGGCTGTTGACATCGTGCTCCTGAAAGACACCAACGGCGATGGCACTTTCGAGACTGCGAGCTGGGAAACCAACGTGGATTTTGATGGTGACGGCGTGGCCGATTGGGTTGAGGTGGTGCGCATCTTCAAAGAGTTCGGATGGGAGTGGGGCGGTGACTGGAAGTTCAGTGACAAGCCGCATTTTCAAAAGACACTGGGCAAGAGCATTCGCGAGCTGCAGGTGATGGCCAAGGATGAAAAAGGTTATCCGAAATTTTGATTTGTCAGTTGCGTGATTTATACTTGCGCATTCGTTCTGAAAAACCCCCGAAAGGGGGCTGGCATGATTCCAGACGTGGAAGCAGGCACAAGCACTGAGGCTTTGGATTAGCTACCCAAGGGCGATGTGTGTAACCGAAAGGTCAGCCCCCGCATATGATTGTTCTTTGCCCATGAGATAGCTACGGAAGGCAGAGGAATAGGCGCAGGCCGAAACCTGCACATTAAAATGATTACGCGGTACGTGGCAGGCGGTACGCTGCAAGCGAAGTGAGTTCACTCGAACAAGATTTTGAAGGCATCGGATTCGATGCCTTTTGTTTTTTCAGTTTTTGTCATTATACTTGCGCACTTTAGTACCAATCAAAACAACAACAGTATGTCAGAAACACAATCAACCTACAGCGGCCCAGCACATCCGGGCTTTCTGTTTGTGCTGGGGGATTCCGTGCGAATTTCCTGCAGCCAAGAGGCGGGTCAAATCGTTGGCCGTGCTCAGTACTTAAACGCCGAAAACCAGTACCTAATCCGCTATAAGAAAGCGAACGGCGAAGCCGTCGAGAGATGGTGGGGTGAGAGTGCCCTCGAGCTGAACCAAGACAACGCGGGAGGTGAATCGTGAAATTTGCAAGAATAATCGAGCTACCTGACGGCAGGCAAATGCTGCTTGAAAAGGACTTTGATGACGACGACGAGGCACCATTTAAGGTACGAATAGCTTCGCAGCTTGAAGGTGGTAAGGCGTCAATTGCTTTGGGGTATGTTACTGAAGTTGGCAGAGACAAGTACTTTGAGGATTTCAGCATCGACAACGCCAAAAGTATGATTGAGAAATTTGACGGGCTTTTCCTTAGCAACGCGGGAGGTGAATCGTGATGGGCGGTGCAGGAAAAGTGGGCAGAATAGCCGCGCTTATGGCAATGGCCCACTCGATGAATGGTGGTTTGATGGCTGCCCAGACGGAAGTCCGCAAGCAAACCACTGAGGACTTAATGGGTCCGCGAAAGGTACACGCTACCAAGCGGAACACTACCCGCAACAAAATGAAACGCGGCGGCCATACCTTCATTTTTGGGCACCCGAATGAATACAAGGAGCCGAAAGTGAGGCGTGTTTTCGCGAGCAACTCATTTATCTATGGCGGTGTGATTAAGAAGCTCCGCAGCGTGTTGTTCGGGCGCAAGAAAGCCAAAGCCGCAAGGGCCGCCCGCAAGGTCAGCAGGCCGACATATTAGAACACAGGGGCCGACATCAATAAGAGCCCAAAAGTGAATAGCAAATTTGCAGAGCCCGACATACCTTCACTGTCGGGCTTTTTTTATATATTTGCATCCACCGCAATCATAAATACAGCCCTTTGGGCATCAAACATGTAAAAGGCCTCGGAAATCCGAGGCCTTTTTTTTCTTACCTTTGCTCACCCTTTCTCGACAGGGGTCCGAATCGACTTTCAGCCAGGCTGGATTTTATGGGGGCCAGGCCCCCTTTTTTTTATCCCAACAACCAGAGTTCCCACCTCTCCAACGCAGCGCGCTTCTCGGGCAGGTAGTCATAGCGGTCATAGTGCTTGCTGCTCACATCACCGCTGCTGTGGTTCTGAATAAGGTCGCGGTCCACCTTCGACACACCCGCAAACCCTGACAGCGTTTTCCACGTCCGCCGCAGGTCGCGAGGCGTGAAGTGCTCCGCACCCGTCTGCCTGCAGTAATTGCGCACCACGTCACGCAGCGTGCTGTCTTGAACAGGCAGCACCGAATCTCCTGCCCTCGGGAAATACAAACCCACACCGCACCCCTTGCACCACGTGAGCAGCCTCAGCATGCGAGGCGTTGCCGCAATCACATGGGCGTTGCCTGTCTTGGTCACGGGCCACTCGATGGCACGGGCATCGTAATTGACCATGCTCCGATCTAGTCTGAGAATCTCCTCGACCCGCTGACCCGTCAGAATGAGCAGCTGCAGGGCGACATAGTTGCGCGGGTCGGTGTTTCGGTTGTCGTGTCGCGTTCCGCCGTTCCTGAGCCATGACCAGAAGGCGAGCAGCTCGGCTCGTTCGAGCCACCTCTCGCCCACTTTCTTGGGTTCGGTGGGTATGTGGGCGGCTGGATTGGTTTGGATGGCGTAGCGGGCTGCTCCTGCAGTCCTGTAATCATTCTGCGCTTTGATGGCCCACCCGTAGGCAGCGCGCATTGCACCGCGCATGTGGTCCGCCATGCTCGCCTTGCCTGCTGCGTACACAGGGCGCAGCACCTCAACAATGTCCGCGGTCGTGACCTGGTTGGCTTGCTTGGCCGTTCCGATGACCTCGGCCATACGTTCCAAGGTGCGGCGAATCTCAGGTGCGCTGCGCTTGCCCTGTGCCTCGAGGTGCGCGGTGTAGTCCTCAATCAATGTCGCGAGGCTCGCAGCTTTGGCAGGCTTGTCGAACGAGGCGGATTTGAAAGCCTCTCGAGCTTGCGCAAGTGACAGCTCAGGGAACGTGCCCAGCTTCACCATGCGCTTGCGGCCCTGCTGCCATGTGGAGGCGTACCACTCAGGATGCACACCCGAACGCAGGCACAGCAGCAATCTGCCTGACCCACGTTTGCCGCCGTCTGTCAATTGTTTGTTACCGCCAGCACGGAGAGCTGCGCGGATGGATGCGTCTGAAAGCATGTTTGCCACCGGTATCTGCTGGCGGTATCGGGTTCACTTGACCCGCCAGAAGGTTGCCACGGTTAGCCCTCGGATGCGCCAATCATTGAATGATTCCAGCGCCTTGACCGTGAACTCACGTGAAGTCCGGTGATGTTAGATTTTGGTAGCGGACCATGCAAGCGATTTTTTAACGTGTTGAAATTACGCGCTTTTTTCGACCTGTTGCCTGCAATGCTGGCGGTTGTGTCGATGGTATCGACAAAAGAAAAACCCCGGAGGTTGTCCGGGGTTCGATTCTCACTTGGTGTAGCCGCTGGTGCTCTGCGCTGTCCGCTTCTTTTCCCACTCCTCGATATCGGTGACGCGGTACAAAATGCGTCCACCGATTTTGCAGTAGGGTGGTGAGATTCCAGAGCTGCGCCAGTTGGCCAAGGTGCGGACTGTTACTTTACCGCCGTACCGCTTCACCAGGTCCTCGGGCGTGTAGAACAATTTCGCATCAGTCTGCATTTGGCCCCTCTCAGTCAGGCAAGAAATCTTCGTCTGTGAGCTCCTGCGTTTGAGGTTGAGCCTCTTGCACAGGCTGCGTGTCCTCCAACACCGTCTCAGCTCGTTGCTGCAGCTTCTCGTTGAGGTTGGAAACTGCAGGAGCTGGGCCGCTTACGGTCACCTGTCCAATGTCCTCAATCTCCTCGGTCGTGTGCATACCCATGGTCACACCTGGCTCGAACAATCGGGACCAAAACGCGGCTGCCCTATAGCTCAGCATCAGGTCAGGCATAATTGGCCATTTCGAGCCATTTTTGCCATACCAGCCCTCTTTTTTGGCCATCCCAATTGATACAGGTGGGCCTTCCAATATCTCGCCTGTAGCAAGCTCCTTGGCGTATGCGATGCACGTGCGCGCATCACCTGTGCCGTGGAACTTGTAGCGGATGGGGGTGTACTTGCCCGTGGCGTTAATCATGGCCACGGTGAACTTGGAATTGAACGCGGGCCGTCCGTGAATAATGTCGAGGTTCTGCATCACCATAAGTGGCGAGACACCCATACGGTTGGCCATCTCGAGTGCAACGAGGGTGTTGGCCACGTTGCCTTGGTAGGTTTTCGGTACAATCTCTGACTTGGCGAGTGCCTGAGCCATACGAGTTGCGTTTTCGAATGAGCCTGTGTTTGCGAACACAGACGTGTTCTGATTGGTCTGTTGGCCTTGTACGGCCAGTTGGTTGTTTTGATCTGACATGATTTATATGTTGGTTTATTGGTTGCGTTTGAATGCCCAGCCTGGCAGCTGCAGCAGTTGAATCAGGTCGCCATATCCCGGCCACTTTCCCGTCCGAACGCAGGCTGCATATCGGTGGAGTTCTGGCATAAAAGTGTCACGGCCCAGTGCTATGACGTTGTCGTCGGCGTGATAAATAGCAACTTCATAGGGGTAAGTTGTCTCGACCGCTATGAACACGAACGCCTCTGGCGCATAACCTCTGTCAAGCTCGTACCCGTGAGAATAGAACGCAGACTGCACGTGGTATCTGTACTTGACTGCACTGCGACCGAATGCCTCAGCACTCGCGTCCATGGTTGTCTTGAGGTCCACGATGATGCCGTCAGCGGTTAGGAAGTCCGCGCGCATCTTGCACTTGGCTCCGCTTTCAGGATCATCGAAAAACACGGTCTCCTCGGCCTTGCCGATTTGGAGCAGCTGGGCGGCTGTCTTGTTGCCGTGGACCTTGTCACGCAGGCGCGTGGCCAGGTCATAGGTCTCTATGTCGATGACAGTCTTGCCATCGTTGGCAGCAAGCCAAATAGCTTTCTGTTCCTTGCCCTCATTGGTCCGCGCATTGAACGCGGGCATGATGGTGAATTCCTCTTGGAACTTATGCGGCTCGAGGATGGCGGTGTGCACAGCACTGCCCGTGAGCAGTGCCTTGGTGGGTTGGTCAGGAACCCTGTTCGGGTCCAGATAGCGAGCCCAGTAATGCGCTGGGCTCTGCGCGAAGTAGTCGAGGCCTGACTTACTAATGCGCGATGTGTCTGCGTGGTATTCTCTGTTGTTCATCGAATCACCCTGTTGTGTTGGGCGGGCGCAAACTTAAAAATAATTTTCAAAAAGAAAAATTTTTTGTTTCGGTTTTTCTCGCTTTATATTTGCGGCTCACAAAACATCATGGAAAATATTGGAAAGTCATTGAAAGCAAGATGCGCCCTTGCAGGCACTACTCTTAAAGAGGTGTGCAGCCGTGCGGGCGTTACTCCTGCAACGATTCGGAACTGGGCAGAGGCAGAGCCCAAGAGCCTGAGAACATACAGGGCGGTTGTGAAAGCAATTGAGGAGATAGAACTAGAAAAATCGGCAACAGATGCTGAGCCTGCGACCATATCAAAGTAAGGCCGTTGCCGATATTAGGCAGAGCTACGTTGAGGGGCGCAGAGCACCTTTATTGTGCTTGCCTACAGGTGGCGGGAAAACTGTGGTGTTCAGCCATATTGCTGCAAGTGTTGCAGGACGTGGCAAGCGCGTGATGGTGCTGGTGCACCGTGTGGAACTGCTCAGGCAGACATCCGCTGCACTCGGCAAGAACGGCGTGGACCACAGCCTCATCAACCCGCAGTACACACCCGACTACCGCAAGCCTGTGCAGGTGGCCAGCGTTCAGACGTTGGTGAAGCGGTTAAACTTTTTCGACCGATACCCGCCTGACCTGATTGTGGTGGACGAAGCTCACCACGCCAACGCAGGCAGCTGGCGCAAAATCATTGCCCACTTTCCCAATGCTCGAGTGCTGGGCGTAACAGCTACACCCTGCAGGGGTGACGGCTCAGGCCTCGGCGTGGAAGCAGGTGGTGTGTTCGATGACCTTATAATTGGGCCACAGGTTCCCGAGCTCATCGAGGGCGGCTACCTGGTCAAGCCAGTGGTGTATGCGCCACTGAGCCGCTTGGACCTTTCGGGCGTCCGCGTTGTCCGCGGTGACTATGACAACAAGGAACTCGCCAAGCGGGTGGATAAGCCAACCATCACTGGCGATGCCGTGGCGCACTATTCCAAGCTGTGTCCTGGTGCTCCTGCGGTGGTGTTCTGCATCAGCGTTGCGCACGCTGAGCACGTGGCAGCGGAATTCAGAGCCGCAGGCTACCGCGCATATTCTGCTGACGGCTCGATGGACGACGATACCCGCAAGCGCATCCTCGGAGGCCTTGCAAATGGATCGGTTCAGATTGTCACGAGCTGCGACCTCATAAGCGAGGGCACGGACATCCCTGCCATTGGCTGCGCCATATTGCTCAGACCAACACAGAGCACAGGCCTGTTCATTCAGCAGGTAGGACGTGCGCTGCGTCCATGCGCTGGCAAGGACAGAGCCATCATATTGGACCACGTGGGCAATGTGCTCACGCATGGAATGCCCGACCAAGAACGAGAGTGGTCACTCGACGGTGATGCTCGCAAGGGCAAGAAAAAGGGCGATGCACCGCCACCAGTGCGAGTGCGCCAGTGCCCTGCTTGCTACTCAGTGCATGAGCCTGCGCCAGCGTGTCCAAGCTGCGGGCATCAGTATGCACCTGAGCCGAACAAGCTGAACCAAGAGGCAGGCGAGCTGCAGGAGATAACTCCTGAGCAAGCCATCAGAATCAAACGTGAGAAAGCTCGCGAGGTGGCGACAGCTCGCACCCTCGAGGAGCTCGAGGCGATAGGCCGCAAACGTGGCTACAAACATGGCTGGGCGAAACACATCTGGGCCAGCCGCCAATCTAAGCAACCAACATCAACAGTATGAATAATCAATATGTATTGCGGCACAAAATCACTGGAAAGTATTTCCGCCGCCTGAATCAGTTCACGGACAGACCAGAGGACACCGACGACCTAAAGCAAGCAAGGTTCTACACATCAGAACGCTATGCTGCTTTCGCCAAGACCTTGTTTGCCAATGGCAACGAGTATGAGCCAACAATAATCCCAAAAGCAAGACCATGAAAAAATACATCATCAAACAATTGAGGGCCATCGTAGTACGGCACATCAACAACATCTTAGGAGCCATTATGTTGGTTGCGTATGCTTTTATGGGGCACGGCGTTTTTCTCATAGCAGGGTTTTACTTTCTGCTTATGCATGAAATAGGGCTGATTCTCGACCTCGTCAAAAAGATACCAACGAAGGTTACTGTCGGATTTCAAATGCAGGACAACAGGCTTGCGACCTTGGAACATGAACGCATGGCGTGGTCGTGGAAAACATTTCCTGATGGCACCGCAAGAGGCGCACTCGAAAAGTGCCGCGAGGAGCTCATGGAAGTTGAGGTGCTACTGGTCCATGGCTCGCATGACAAAGACGAACTTGCTACCGAATACGCAGACGCACTCATGTGCCTGATGGATAGCGCACAGCGTGCTGGCCTTTCAGTAGACGAAATTTTGAACGCCTATGCCAAAAAGCATGAAATCAACAAGACCCGCACATGGAAGTCGAACGGCTCAGGAAATTATTCACACGTAAATACCACGGAGGCATGATCCTATTTTTTGACACCGAAACAAACGGCCTACCAAAGAACTACAACGGCAGCCCGACAGACTTGGACAACTGGCCGAGAGTTATTCAGCTCGCATGGCAGCTGTATGACCGTGATGGAAACTTGCAGGCCGAGGCTTGTAACTTAATCCGCCCCGACGGTTGGACAATTCCTGACCAAAAATTCTGGCAGGACAATGGATATTCAACTGAGAAATCCATTGAGCTCGGCATACCAGCAGCAACGGCACTGACTGAATTTGCTGTTGCAATAGGTCGATGCGAACTGATGGTGGCCCACAACCTTAGTTTTGATTATCCAATCCTGGTAGCTGAGATGATCCGCTATTCGATAGCGGCCACGCACAAGCCTGAGAAATTCTGCACAATGAAGTCAACCACCAATTTGCTGCAGCTGCCATCACCTCGCGGATTTGGATTCAAGTGGCCAAAGCTCGAGGAGCTGCACAGGTGGTGTTTCGGCACTGACTTCGAAAATGCCCACGATGCATTGGCAGACGTACGGGCAACGGCCAAATGTTACTTTCACTTAAAAACAAACTCAATACTCGCATTCTCATGAAAAAACTCTTTATACCCGCTGCCCTGTTCTTTGCCGGAAAGGCAAGCGCGCAGCTCCAAATGGACAAAATCAGCCACCTCGCAGTGGGCGGCTGCATTGGTGGATTCAGTTATTCACTGACCCACAAACTCACGCAAAACCGTTGGGCACCAGCCACGGTCGGAATGACACTGGCCTTCGGAACAGCCGTGGCCAAGGAGATTCGCGACCGCCGTGTGTACGGCTCGCCAATGAATGAGAGCCTCAAGGACGTTGCATTCACCACCCTCGGTGCAGGGCTGGCATGTCTGACCCTAAGATTCACGTTCTGATGGAATACACCTCAGCAGGATTTGTGCGCATCGTGCAGCAGCTGCGCAGCGCACAGAAAGAGTATTTCGCCACCCGCAACAAAGAGACACTGAAACACAGCATTGAGCTGGAAAAGCAGGTGGACCATTACGCGGCGCAAATGGAGGTCAAACTCAAAGAAAGGGGGATGTGGTGACAGACCTATACACCCCCGGAAAGGTGCGCACGTTCAGCGGGTTGTTTATCGACCCGTTGAACCTGCAGCCCGAGGACGTGAATATCACCGACATTGCGCACGCCCTGTCACAGATACCAAGGTTCGGTGGCCACTCCCGCATTTTATACTCGGTTGCCCAACACTGCGTATGGGTGGCCAAGGAGCTGCCCGAGGAGCTGCGTTTGTACGGCCTACTGCATGACGCATCCGAGGCGTACCTGCTGGACATACCCAGCCCACTGAAAGACCGCCTTCCTGAATACATCGTGGCCGAACGGATGGCCATGGGTGCCGTTGCTAAGGCCTTTGGCCTAGAGGACAACTTTTGGCGGCTACCAGAAGTCAAAGCAGTGGATAAGCGTGCGCTGGAATATGAGTGGCGCAACTACGTGAAAGGCTTCCGCATGGCCAAGAAAAACACTGCGGCGAAGTACGAATTTTTAGACACATTCAAAGAGCTATGGGACAAGAGACAAATATCCAGCGCCGTATAATGGTTGCACTGTCCAAGCAGGGTGTGACCATATTCCGAAACAACACAGGCGTTGCCGTGTTTCCAGATGGCAGCCGTGTTGCATACGGATTGTGCCCAGGCAGTTCCGACCTCATCGGATGGAAGCCTGTCACCATCACCGCCGACATGGTGGGCAAGCGCGTGGCCGTGTTCGTGGCCATCGAGGTCAAGACACCCAAAGGCCGCTTGTCACCGCAGCAGCGCAACTTTCTCGACATCGTTCACGCATCAGGCGGAATCAGCGGTGTCGCAAAAACAACCGAGGATGCGCAAGACATCACGAAAAACACTTAAACTTGCACCCCCAAAACACCCCACAACAACAGTATGAGGATCGACACAGAATCATTGAAAGCCAACACCGATATTGTCACGGTGGTTGGTCGGCACGTACCGCTGAAAAAGAAAGGCAGCGAGTATGTTGGCCTTTGCCCGTTTCACGATGACACGCACGCATCCCTTCACGTGAACCAAACCAAGCAGGTGTTTCTATGCCCTGCCTGCGGCGTGAACGGTGACAGCATCGACTTTCTCGTGAACCTTGGCCTTACATTCAAAGAGGCCTGCAACGAGCTCGCAGGCGGAGACATATCCGCACCCAAGCCTATCGAGAAGCGCAAAGCCAAGGAGGTGACCAAGGCGGTTGTCTGGAAGCAGCAGCAGCCTGACGAACACCCGACCGAGTTCCGACACTACAAGCACGGCAGCCCGTCCAAGGTGTGGCCATACAAAACCGCAACAGGCGAGCTGCTCGGATTCATAGCGCGCTTTGACCTGCCCGATGGCACCAAAGAGGTGCTGCCCTATATTTACGCCACGGACGGCGTGCGCAAGGAATGGCGCTGGCAGGGATTTGACCAGCCGCGGCCATTATATAACCTCGACCAGCTCACAGCCCGACCCGACGCAACTGTGCTCGTGGTTGAAGGTGAGAAAACAGCGGACGCTGCTCAGGCCTTGCTGCCTGGCTACGTTGTGACCTGCTGGCAGGGTGGCGCTAACGCCATCACCAAAACCAATTGGGAGCCACTGCAGGGCCGCAAGGTCCTCGTGTGGCCAGACAATGACTACACGCACCGATACGGCAAGAAGCACCCCAAAGCGGGCAAGCTGAAACCGTTCCATGAGCAGCCAGGCAATTATGCCATGCTCGAGATTGCGGACCTGCTCACCCCGATGGGTGCAGCCGTTCGATGGATCGGAAACCCCGAGGGCACACCGTGCGGGTGGGACGTGGCGGATTCCGACTGGAACACCGACCAAGCCAAGGCGCACATCAAAACACACCTGCAGGCGGTGCCACAGAGACCAGAACCAGGATTCGAACCCGAGGAGGAGCTCCCTGCCCCACCACCGCCACCACCATTGCCACCGCTACCTGCAGGCGATGCTGTTGATGATGACGTGTATCAGCCGTTCAGGGTGCTGGGCTACAGCAAGGACGGCGAGAGCACGAAGTATCATTTTTTCGGCTACATGAGCCAGACGGTCATATCCCTGTCTGCATCGGGCATAAGCAAAAACAACCTGCTGCAGCTCGCGCCGTTGAACTATTGGGAAGGCCAAGGCCTTTGCAACGGTGGCAAGCTCAAATCAGAGCTGATTGCGAACCGCCTCATTGAGCAGTGCACAACCAAGGGCCATTTCAGCGATAAGAATATCCGAGGCCGCGGCGCATGGGTGGAAACCGATGGCACCGTGGTTCTCCACAACGGTGACCGCCTGGTGGTAAACGGCCAACCATCGGCACTGACCAAGCACAAGAGCAAATTCATATATGAAAGCAGCGAGCCCCTCGGATTCAACACCGTGGATGCGCTGTCTGCAACCGAGGCATCCAAACTTATCGACGTGCTCAAGCTGCTGAATTGGGACCGCGATGTGAACGCCTACCTGCTCGCAGGCTGGTGCGTTGTTGCACCCATCTGCGGAGCACTCTCATGGCGTCCGCACGTGTGGCTCACAGGGGCCGCAGGAACGGGCAAGAGCTGGGTGTTCAAGAACATTGTGCGCAAGCTCCTTGGTGACACCTGCGTGGCCGTACAAGGCGAGACAACGGAACCAGGGCTAAGGCAGACACTCGGACACGACGCGCTGCCTGTGGTGTTCGATGAGGCTGAGGGTGAGGACCGCAGAGCTCAGGACCGTATGCAGTCCGTGCTGGCCCTGATGAGGGCAGCCAGTGCTGACGACGGTGGAATCATGGCCAAGGGTACCGCAGGCGGCTCGGCACGCACCTATCGCATCCGCAGCTGCTTTGCGTTCGCATCCATAGCCTACCAAGTGGCGCAGCAATCAGACCGCACCCGCGTGACCGTGCTCGGACTTGTCCGCGCGATGGACAGAGAACGCGATGCGCGCTGGAAAAAGCTGCAGGAGGATTACCACAACCTCATCACTAACGAATGGGTCCGCAGGCTGCAGGCTCGCACCGTTGGCTTGATCCCGGTCATTCTCGAGAATTCGAGAACATTCTCAACAGCCGCGGCCATGGTCATTGGTGAGCAGCGCGCAGGCGACCAGCTCGGCGCAATGCTGGCGGGTGCATACAGCCTGCACAGCGGCAAGCGCATCACCCTCGAGGAGGCAAAGGCGTGGGTTGAGGCTCGCAAGTGGGATGAGGAAAAAGGCCTTGACCGAACCCGAGATGAGTTTGCGTTGCTCAGCTACCTGCTGGAGCAGACGGTGCAAATAGAGACGCACGGCGGACGCTGGGACAGAACCATTGCGGAGGCCGTGGCCATCGCATTGGGGTATGAGCAGAGCAGCGACATTACACCTGACGGCGCTATGTCACGCCTGAGGCGCTGCGGGTTCAAGATTGACGGTGATTTCCTTGCCATCAGCAATACATCCGATTGGATATTGAAAAAGCTGGACGGCAAGCAGTGGGCGAAAAACCACAATAAGATATTGCTGAGGATTGATAAGTCCAAGGCGCTACCAAGTATGAGATTCGGGCCTGGCTTGGCAACAAGGGCGGTAGGGGTGCCGCTTGCATTGCTGTTTGAAAATACATAGCTTGCAACAGGTCTGACTTATCTACTGTTGGGAAGGGGCTGCGGGAAACCGTGGCCCTTTCTTTTTGCCCAAAACGCAAAAATTTTTTCGCTTTCCTTTGGTCGTATGACAAAAGTCACTTTATATTTGCCACATGTTAGAAGCAGCAAAAGTAAAAATTGTTTATGTCACCAAGGTGAAAGCAGCCGACAGGCCAAAGATTGAACGCAGCTCAGACGCAGCAGAAATATTCCGCGCGCACTGGGACACTGAGACTATCGAACTATTTGAAAGCGCCTATGTGATGCTGCTTTCCCGTACAAACCGCGTCCTCGGCGTTGAGCTGATTGGAACAGGCGGGGCAGGCTCCTGCGTGGTTGATACGGCTCGCGTTTTTCAGTCTGCCATACTTGCCAACGCTGGCGCGATAATCCTCGCACACAATCACCCCAGCGGTTCGTCAGCTCCATCAGAACACGACCGCATTTTGACAAAGCGATTGGTTGAGGCTGGCAAGCTGCTTTGTATCTCGGTTTTGGACCACGTGATTCTCACACCGTATGACGGCTATTTCAGTTTTGCGGACGATGGGCTCATTTGAGCTCATCGAAAATAACCGAAAATATTTTTGCTTTTACTTGGTCAAATGACAAAAACAGTTTTATATTTGCACACACAACAACAACAGTATGACACAGCAAATCATCGAAGCATTCCGCGCATACCTCGTTAAACGCGGCTACACACTGGCAGGAAACATCACCTATTCACCATTAGGCCTGCAGGCCGTTGTGGAGGGCGAGGCAAACATTAGACACTTCACACAGGCACTGAGTCACGAGCTCGGAACCGCTGTGAGATTAAGCATCGCGGATTTCGACAACGAGGCAATCACAGAGGGTATGTTTGTTTCACCGTTCTGACCAGCCATGATTCAGGAGGCTTTATTTTCAGACAAGGAAGGTTCCGGGTACATCTCGGATTCCTTCCATGAGATTGCAGCTATATGCAGCCCACACGCTGAGCCGATTGCCTTTGGCGATACTGAGCTGCTGCCCAGCTGCGAAACAGACCTCGAGGGGTTTTATAACAGACCTCTCATGTACGTTGGTCACATGAGCTGCAATGACGGCAGTATATTTCTGCCTGACGGCGCAATAGAGATGGTTTTTTATGCTGGCGAGCATGAGGGCAAGCACTATTTCAAATCAGTGTACTGGATTACACGCGACCGCTTTTACATACAGTACCAACCAAGCGGTGGCCGCGACTACAACCGCGTGAAAGGCCACTGGGATTTCAACCGCAAACCAAACAAAAAGACCCAAACAACAGATATGACAGACAAAAGAAAAACCAAAGACACTGCTCCCGCCGAGGCGGTCGAGCAAACCAACGTCCCAGCCGTGGTGATTCCCACTGGCGAGGATTACATCAACCAAGCCGTGCAGGATTTGCAGGTAGTCGAAGGCAAGGAGCTAATCGACAAGCAGATTGAGGCACTCAAAGAGCAGTACCTCGGCCTGACGGTTTCCGACCTGAACGACCGCCCTGCGTATGTGGCACTGGCGGACGGTGGCAAGCTTGCCAAAAGGCTGCGCCTTGCAGTGGATGCCAAGCGCAAGGAGCTGAACGAGTTCCCATTGAAATTCCAGCGCGCAGTGAACGCCGAGGCGAAGCGCATCACGGAGCTACTTGCACCAATTGAGCAGCACTGCCTTGCTGAGGTTGCCAAATTCGAGCAGGCCGAGGCTGAGGCAAAGAAAGCCGAGCAGGCGCGCAAGCACAAGGAGCTAATCGAATCAGGCTGGGTGTACAACGGCACGTTTTACGTGTGCGGCCCCATCAGCATGACCCTCGAACAGGTTATGCGCATGAACGAGGACCAGTGGGCCAAGGCTATCAAGCACGGGCAGGACGAGGTTGCACGTCAGGAGGCCGAGAAAGCTCGCATCAAAGCCGAACAGGACCGCATCCGCAAAGAGGCTGAGGACATCGAGGCCGAGAAAGAGCAGCTGCGCAAGGAACGCATGGAAGCGCGCGCCGAGATTCTCATGGCTGCCGGATTCAGTCTGAACAGCACAGGCGCGGCATACGTACACACAGAGTTCAAGAACCTGTTCATCGGCGTGGAGGTTGTGGTCAACACAACCCTGCAGGAATTCAGGGACCGCTTGAACGAGTTGAAGGCGGACGTTCAGCGCAAGAAAGATGAGCTGGCTGCGAAGCCTGAGCCAGTGGCCACCACCGTAGCCGCTGAGGTATTCCCTGACGTTACCCAGCCGATTGAGGACGTAACCGCACCCGCCACATTCGACACCGAGGTTGACCCGTTCGGTCATATCGCCATCGAGGCAGCTGCAGAGCAGCGTTTGTCTGCTGAGTACATCGACGGGTACGAACATTGCCGCCAGCAGGTTCTCGCCATTTTCAATGACGGCGTACAACGCAAGCGCAGCGAATTCATTTCATTAATCACCAATTTACAACCATAACATGGAACCATTAATTTCATTTGCGGGGTGGCTGCTCGTTGTAGCATTTGCCCTATTCTTTGCGGGGCAGTACCTACAAACCCGCGAAAAACTTGTGCTTGAGAAAAAAGACCGCATCGACCTCAAAGAGGCATTCACTGGGTTGCAGCGACAGTACCAGGAGGTATGCCTCGACCGTGACCGCCTCGAGGCGAATGCGCGCCAAATAGCGCAGGACCGCGACAAGGCCTATGACAGGGTTGAGGAGCTGACAGAGCATAACACTCAGCAATGGATTGAATCTAAGGCGGCAAGCGCACAGCTTGAAGCTATCCAGCTTATTATTCAAAAGCACGGTTACGTGTGGGACACAACAATTACCAGCAGTGCGAACGTTGAAAAATACCTTGGTATTGTCTTTCGCGACTTAAAGTCCGAACAACAAGCGCGAGGTGAGTTCAAAAAGAACGTCGACACTTTCATGAAGGCCAAGGCAATGGTTGACCAGCTCGTTGCCGCTGCGCGTGAAATCAAACCGCGCGGAGCAGTCAAAAAAGCCACTTATCAACGCCTGCAGGACGCACTCGCCA